AATACGTATTTAAAGGAATACGTATTTAAAGGAATACGTATTTAAAGGAATACGTATTTAAAGGAATACGTATTTAAAGGAATACGTATTTAAAGGAATACGTATTTAAAGGAATACGTATTTAAAGAAATACGTATTTAAAGGAATACGTATTTAAAGGAATACGTATTTAAAGGAATACGTATTTAAAGGAATACGTATTTAAAGGAATACGTATTTAAAGGAATACGTATTTAAAGGAAACCCCTGTCGCTGGCGCTCCAACTCGCTTCGCTCGTTATTTAAGCAAATAGTATTTAAAGGAAACCCAGATTTAATCTAAATAATGTCGAGAAAAACTATTGCTTTCCATGACAATTCTTTGTCCGTTCGTGGGACAACAGTCGCAATATATGATTATGCTCATTATAACGAAACTATACTTAATAACTCAAGTATCATTGTTATCTCTTCTCACGGTTGGTCGACTTCAGATCCAATAGCAACAAGAAAAGTATGTCGCAGGTTTCCCATTTGCATTTACAAAGATCTGAATGAGTTGGAAGAAATTCTCCAAGAAGAGGATGTTAGTTTATTTTATACAATTAAGTACGGTAAAAGAGATGGCGTTTTTTCTAGAAAAATTAAGACTGCGGTCCACTGTGTCTACGACATGACTGAACCACACGGAGATGTTTATGCCGCTGTTTCACTGGGATTAGCTAGGAAATTCAACTCAACCCTATACGTTCCGCACATTATTTCGTTAAAACCAGATAAATCAAAGAATCTACGCCATAAACTTAATATACCCGATAACGCTCTTGTTATCGGCCGATACGGTGGTTTAGACACATTTGATCTCGATTTCTGTTGGAATACTATCCATTCAACTGTACAAAATAACGATAATATCTATTTTGTCTTTATTAATACTGAACACCGTATAACCCATCCTCATATTCATTATTTGGATAAAATAGTCTCAGAAAACGACAAAAACGAATTTCTGGCTACTTTAGATGTGTATGTCGAATGTAGCAGTTTGGGGCATACATTTGGTATCGCTTTAGGCGAAGCCAGTGTACATAACTTAATCTTATTGGTTTACAATGGTCCTCTATGGAATAGAGCACATATCGATATGTTAGGAAATAGTGCCTTATTTTTTGCCAACGAAACCAAGTTAATTGACCTCATTAATACTCTGTATCTGAATAAGAAAAACTCTAAAAATATCTGCCAATACACCAATGAATATACCAATTGCACTCCGGAAAAAGTAATGCCGCAATTTGAGAAAGTTTTTCTTAATTCTAAATAATCTTATTATTTAGATATCAAATCCAATTCTTTCCTTATTTTCTGAATTTCAGAAAGAAGTAGAATACTTAATAAGGAATATTGGATACTGGCTGGATTTCCTTCACTATCTTTCGGCACGATAATCGACAAGTAGGGATCAACTTCTTCCGCGATCAATCCAATTTTATCCGTCGAATTACCCATCGATGTATATACAACCGGACGGAGATTGTATATTTTTTCTGTATCAATCACGTTTTCAATATTTCTGACATTTGTTTTCCATCGAATAGAAGAAGAAACTGGATAAAGACAACCACCGTTACTGTCTGAAAAATTAACTTCAACGTTGTTAGGAAATGAGCGCAAATTGTTCGGAAACGTGAGTGTATTGTTACCTTTCGATACGACATTAGATCCGATTACGATCTGGTTTCTGGCGTTTTCACCCTTTGTATCTGCTCCATCACCGACACATATGTTATTAGAACCAGTTGTATCACTGATCCCAGCCATATTGCCGATAAATATGTTAGAACTTCCAGATGTGCAACCATGCCCAGCCGATTGACCGACAAATGTGTTTTTAACCCCGTCACTATTGTTTGCTCCAGAGACAGTACCAAGAAATGTGTTACTAAATCCATCTTTATTCCAGAAACCAGCTTCAGAACCGATAAATAAGTTGTAACTGCCTCTTGAACCAGTCCCAGCACATGCATGATCACCAATATATGTATTTTGTCGTCCAGTGACCTTTCTACCGGTTTCGTTGCCAATAAAGATATTAGCTAACCCGTCGTTATCTTTGTCTTCGGATCTAAATCCAACAACGATGTTAGGCTTTTCTTGATGGCTTCCTAATAACACTGTATTATTATTGTACATTATTCCTAATCCTGTTGCTCCGGTAGCCCCTTGCGTACCTCGTTGACCAATCGGGCCTTGAGTCCCTTGTTCGCCGGGTAAACCGCGATTTCCTTTCTCTCCCCGTTCACCTTTGTCTCCTTTGGCTCCAGAATCGCCTTTTATCCCCGTACAACACATATTTTCTATTTTACTTAGAACCCATTTTTGCCCATCATGAAGAAGCATACGCATATCGGACGTTCTATTGCGGACTAACTCATCTAACACCGACGAATCAGATGAGTTAGTGGGCTTTTTTTTCGGATGAACTCTAAAATGTTTCTGCATTTATTCAGATTAAAACAATCTGAATAAATTCTTTTAAGGTGATTGTAGGAATATGGCCATCGGACAATTGGCTGGCATTTTAGAATCATAGTCGACATCGGGTTCATTGATCGGATATAAAATGTTAGGAGCACACAGATTCGATGTGTGATAGTCTTTTCCCACCCTTAGGATATCATCAGCGGCAAACTTCATCGGAGTTAAGTATGTTTTCTCGTTACCTCCATTTTTCGAATATCCCTCATAAGGATAGTCTGGAACAGTTGTTTCAGATTTTCGCGGAAATTTAACAATTATTCCAATAATGGTTGTTACAATAGTTAGAAGCAGAATAAGTACGTCTTTAATTTCCATTTATAAGATACGAAAAAAGATTTATGCAAAGTTCCATAATCGAAAACGTTCCAGTAAGGGAACTTGTTTACAAGTTATTTGCCGATTATTTTGAAGATCCATGGATGAGAAAAGATGAAGACAAAGGTAACTTTAGTGTCTATATATGTCGGATATATACTTTACTCTTGAGAGAGTTTAGATATATCATTGCTATCACCTACAAAGATGACGTTCCAACCGGAACAGTAACTAAGTTATCACAATTAGCCTGGGTTTCACTGCAAACCAGAATTCTGGATCGAGAAGAGAATATGTCTCCGCATTATTACCAACCGAGACGATTTCCCGGGTTGGATCAGCCAATCAGGATGGTTAAAGAAGGAGAAGCTGAGGCGATGTACGATGTGGCCAATCTACCTCTAACAGTATCTCTAATCAAATACGGAGATAAAAAGTATTCCCAAACTGGATCGGTTTGTATTGCACTTGAAACTTACAATACAATAATAACATTTAAAAAATGATTTTAATTTTTTAATTAATCGCAAGTTATAATGACATCTGTATTAGAATCGGATCGCAATGTTAACGAACAAACTTTCACTTTACGAGAGCTCGCTTTCCTACATAGAGAACTAATGCGCCGTTTAAACCTGAGTGACATATTTGCCGATCACTCGGCAGGACATAACTCGTGCGGACATTCGTACAAAGTAAAGAAAGGCGGGCAAAAGGAACAACTGATCCTTTCTTCTGATTATGAAGAAAACGGTGGTTGCTCAGTTTGTTGGAAGCTTTACAATACTCCATCCTATCTTCGCAACCGGGCCTTGGCTTTAGTGGAAGAGTATTTAGACGAACCAGTCGAGAAATACGACCCACCCAAGGATTATGCGCACTATTATGTCGAAAAGAAGTTCTATACGTGGTTATATAGAGAATTTAACGAAAAATATTGAAATTTTTATTTAATTTAAAAATTAAATAAAAATGGCGAATACTCCAGACTTACGAAATCTATGCGCCGGTTCTAACCTAGAGGAGTTGCATTACGTAATTCAAACTGACAGTATTGATACAGATTGTTGGGATATCGGATTTATTGTTGCAGCTAAATCTGGCAATTGGCCAATGTTAAACTTGTTGTTGAATACGTTTGTTTTTAATGGGAATGAAGAAATAAAAGGGGGCTTTCCGGGAACCGAATATGCTAACGCGGCTTTATTAGGGCGTGTTTAGGTAAACGCGAAGACATGGCTCGATTCCTCTTACTTAAGTTATCGAGAAGGCAATCCTCTTATTTACACGGCTATTTCGACGACATAATGAAGTGTGTTAATCGATCCAAATGGACACCTATCTTTAATTTGTTTAATACTTGGAAAGATCACGAGGTAATTATTGAATTCATGCTTCTAGCAGCCAGCGCTACCGATCCCGATTTGGTAAGAGAATGTTTGAATAGAATTAATGTTAGAAAAATGGTTGACATTTCTCCGGAAGAGTTCTTTGGGGATGCTCTCAAAGAGACCTGCAAACATGGACGAATGGACATAATTGATCTAATCTATGAATATATGAATGAACATGAGATTAAGATAAATCAAACTGACTTATTGAGAGAATGTGCATCTCGTAATGAAACCAAGATGGTGGATATCTTTATCGAACGAGGGGCCAATCCAATCAACGCATTTCACGTCTTTTGTCAGAAAAGTGAAATGCCTGGAGTTAGGTATCTATACAATATTATTAACCGTGGGAATAACACTGCAGACAAAGATGAGGACGATCCTAGACAATCAGATGAAAAGGGAGTGAATTTGGAAGATTGGTTAAATCAAGGTTTACTTGGTGCAACTATGGGAAGACATCATGATTCGGTGGTTTTTCTATTAGATAGGATACCAGATAGAGAGATTAAATACATGCAATTCTTTGTCACTGCCTGTAAAGCCAACGACGTTAGAATTGCCAATTTAGCCTTAGACAAGGGTAAACGTGTTTCAGACACTACAATAATGAACCTTATAAATCATCCTGGGGGATCTATAGACTCGATAGTAATATATAGTTGCGAATATGGACATTGCGAAATACTACAGTTTTTAATCGAGCTGATTAGGATAGATCCAGATCCAGAAATACTTTATGAATCAATGAGTAAGCTGTTACGAAGTTGTCGATATTCCGCTTATGCCCCAAATAATATAGAAATGCGCAAAGAAGATCCTTGTGAACGTGTTGTTGATTTTATAGGAGCGATCAGAATATTGTTAGAAAACGGGGTTCATTTTCCGGAAGACGATGCCCAGCATCCCTTTGGTAATGTAAGCTATTTTGTTATTAACAGTTTACTTAATAGAGGAATTAATATCGAGGTGCTGCAGGCAAGTTCGGAGAATGTCGAATTAGATGATATGATAACTGGTCTGGTTAATTTAAAGAACATTCAGGATACAACTATCAGAACTCTATTCGAACCTAGTGAAGAATCTGAGAACTCTTATTACAAAACTAAATTCCATCCTCTTCAACAGGTATTTGAATACACTGGTTACCCATATGCAATTCAACCAAGAGAATATAATAGAATTGTTCCACAAATACCAGCCCCAAACCCAAATCTGTTTGTACCTCTTCCCGAGGAAAGATGGGAGAGTGACGAGGAAAAGTCGGAGAATGATGAAGATGAATAGAATGATTTAGGTGCGGACGAATATTAATAATTGTCGGAATTATTAATAGCTCGAGAATATTCACTTTGGCGTTAATGTTTTGTTTACGCCTTCAATTTGATCTGGATCACTACTTATTTTGCTTAAATGTGTACTTAGCTGTTTAAGATAATCATCGTTCTCACTACCTTCTTCTTCCGAATTAAATGGGGTAGCTTGCAGACATTTCTTTGGCTGTAAACTATGTACTTCATCTAAATCGTCAATGATTATAGTGTTTTCTTTGGTATATCCGGGGATTTTGAAAATATCCCAAATGGTTGACAAATCCTTAACTCCTTTCTTATGTTTTTCAGACAAATCACAATGATATGAGAAAAAGACATAATCCAGTTTCCTTTCTGGTTTCTTAAGAATAATCTTATCAATGACAAAAACAGCGTAATCTTTCGTTGCAGCTGTCCAAACTGACACATTGAAGTTTTTAAAGAGTTTGTCCAGGAATTCTTGAACACCTGGACGTTCAAACACAAGATAGTAACCATCCATATCATGAAACTTCAGTTTCTTCAGTTTCTTCTTGTTTTTGGTCATATCATAATCCTTCGAGGGTACTGAGTGCATAAGTGTATCGTCAAGATCCAAAAGAACGTTGAGTCGTTTTGGCGATTTTGTTGATCTGGAAGATACTCTTGATGTCTTTTGTATTTTACTGCGTTTTCGAACAGTTTTCTTTTTTGAACTCATTTAATTTAGAAAAGTTTATATTTCTAAATTACTTACGGTCTACGCATATAATTAGGGCGATCTTTAGGCGCATTATCGCGACTTTCTTCAAGTTCTCGAGCTCTGGCGATTTCCTTGGCTTTCGCTAAAGTGTTATTTTCTTCTTGAACGGTCTTTTTGGTTGTTTTCCTTACGGTGTTTTTGGGGTGTCTGTGCTGATCGACTGTTTCGCCCGAGAAAAGGCTGTCATCTTCGATGTAATCTCCTGAATTACCTTGTTGGATTCGCTTTGGTGTCCTAACATTGCGGTGACGATCTGATTTTTCTTGATCATGGGCAGAATCTTCGTCTTGGATAGGTTCCGGAATTGGTTCGTTGTAATAGGGATCGGGATCAACTGCTTCTTGGTCCTTTGGCCTGGCAACAGTACGAGGTTTTCGATTTTTGACTTTCTGAGCTACTAATAGGGCGGCATTTTCCTGATCATCTGGAAAATCCTCATTCTCAGGCATATATCCTGGTCTGGATTTCATCGTCTGAGGAACGTATTCTTCTGGTACTTTTTCTTCTGGCTTTTTAATATGACGTTCGACAAATTCATGTTCGGGAAGTTCGGGTTGATACTGTTCTTCTTGTGGAATTTGCGAAATCGTTGTAACTGGTTGTGTGGACGCTGCTGTTGTAGTTCTCTGAGATTGAATGATTTCTTGAATTAATCCAAAAGCAGTATCATCTTCGTATTTTTCTACACCACCATCAGCCAAGATAGATAGAATACACGGTACATGCCTTATAACGATCTTTTTATTGGTAATAATCCTCTTTCGGACTTCGGCATTATCAACACACATGGGAATAAGAAAAGAAAAATCTATTCCGCTGTTCTGAATTATATTAAATAGTTTTTGACAACTATCAGAATATTTGCTAAAAAGTAAAATTAAATTGTTCGACATCAAAATTTAACAGGATGAACAATTTTTTAAATCCCAATTTATTCATCGTTACCGCGGTATTATCTAAAAATCCGAAGGCGAAGGTGGTCGTGGCTTATAATCCTCGGGATTTGTGGGAGGAGAATGAACGTGACCAATTTTTCTTTCTATTCTTGTAACGGGTTCTAAACGCTCGTTATGATACATAGTGGCATAATCGAGAATATTGCGGGTATACCCGTGAGAAAATTCTTGAAATCGTTGTGGATTTGCTTGAGCAGTCCTTCGCACACTTGCAGCTTGTTCTTCAGAAAGTCCGAGAACCATTCTAGCAATTTCGCCATTTTTAGCTTCACGATTTGCCACCAATTCGTCTACAGTTGATGCCCATGATCTACCCGATCCTGGATGATTAAAATCGTTCAAATGTAAGCCATGTTTGATGAGTTCGGGGTCAATCCCTCTGTCCAATAGACTCGTTATAATAAAGTACGATGGGGGTATGATATTTTCTTTGTTTTCGCCATCGTCTGCTTCGTCGACCTCTTGTTCAGGAGCAACTGTGCTGATAACACCACCGATTCTCAAAAGAAATCCTAATGTACCGACTAAATCTTCGTATACACCTGAGGTTATGAGTCTTTTCTCATTTGAGATATAATCAGTCTGACATCTGTCAATAATTCCACTAATTGCGGTTGACATCATACCATTAAATGTTTCGTTAACATTTTCGTCTCGACTGTTTCTATAAATCATAGAAATGAAAGCAACTAATTTTACTCTACCTTTATTGGCGCAATCATCGAAAAAACTCGACAATCTTCGTGGTATAGATTCAAAAGTTATTCTAAATTCTTTATCAACATCAAGTATCGTTTTCAAACATTCCACCCCGTCGCCATTCCAAGCGATCATATTAATCACCCCGATATCAATGGCAAGATCTGGTGGTGCCACACTATATAAGAATCGTAAAACATCCGGGCGTTGATTTTTACATGCGCTTCTAATTCCATCGGAAACCCAGTCTTTGTCTTTTGGTTTACGATGTAGTAAAGCTCCTTCGGGAGGAGTTTTGGTTTCGTCTGGGTTTTCTATATATATTTTTCTATTTCTTTCTTGCATTTTAATACGCGCATAAATTCTCTGTATAGTGGTTAAATCGCACGATTCACACACATGTTTGAAGCACTTCCTTAAATCGGCTCCATTTGAGATAGCTATCTCAAATTGTTCCATCGTTCCGCTATTTTCGGCAATAGATATTGCTACCCTCTTCCAATCTATATCGATTTCGTGTGATACCGCATACTCCAGAAGCACATTGAATATATCCGTATTTTTTCGCACATGTGCAACCCCCACTGCAGAACTAATAGATTTTTCCCTATCGTATGATGATTTGGACAACACGTGTCTTAATATATCAAGATTATTAGTATATGCACAACCTTTTAAGATTTCCACGTCTACCGGCCATTCATCCCACCAATGTTCGACAAATGGATATAATTCTGGTTGTCCGGTTTTAATAACCAATCCAGCAATGTCATCTGGATTAAAAGCAGAATCGCCGCAAAAATAGAAGTATGCCGGTTCAGTAACTAAATAATTTAAAATTATCTTGAACATTTTCTGATGTCTACCCATACACGCTCCATATAGAGATGGAGACAGGTCTTTAGGATTACGATCGCGAGACTGTTCTCGAATTATGAGTAACCAAGCTTTAATATTTCCAGCATATGCCGCCGTATATAGCGGTATATTCCAATTATTGATCGATTTGCTCTCAATCACCTCAAATAATTCCGACAAGTTTGATTCGTATTTACATAAGTCAGCTAAATCGGGTGTAGTTGTCATTTTATTTTATAGAAGTCATAATTTTTTATAGTTTACTCAAATTTTTATATTTAATCATATCTTATATAAATGAGTGCTATCAACGATCCAGTTTGTTTTTCAGAATTAGGGAGAAACTGTCAAAATTGTGATTATAACTACCTTCGACATCCCCTTTGGGAAGAGAATAATGCTTGTATTCAAGCATTATTCTCTCAAGACACGATTAGACTGATCTCCAGAAAAGTTACCAAGTTAACCCTGGGGGTGGATCCGAAAGGCCGACGTATAATTGTACCAGACGACTTAATCTGCAAGGTTCTAGATGGAGTTAACCAGAGCTACAATCGTTCTGTCGGAGATATTTATACCAGATACTTTATTCAGAGCGATGGTCAACAAAATATGATCCAATCGATAATCGATCAGGCCATCGAGGTAATCGTTAACAATGTTAGGGGACAATTAGGAATAGAAGAAGAAAATCAAAAGTTGTCAGCCTGGGTTCAGGTATATGGCAACTTCAATCCGGCTGGGTTGCGACAACATCCTATTTTAAAAATCAAAGATCGTAGACCGAATGTAATGGAATTTAATATGAATTACTGATTTTTCCCATTTTCTAAAAAATTTTAGAAAATTATTCAGAACCATTGGGAGATGGAAATTTCCTCTTTGTGAAAGGTTCTGGTTGTTTATATGTATTCAAGTATTCTCTAATTATATTGTAGGGATGGTATTGTCTGTTAGGTTCTATTCCTAGGCTTGTGATAACTTCGATTCTTCGCGATTCTCTTTGTCTTATTATCGAATCCAATAGCGTATTTGTGTCTGCATCTAGCTCGAGGTTAGCGCGAATTAAATATGGATCGACCCCCCTATTTAATAATCCAACTAGAACAAGATATGATGGTTGGGTGATATTTCTAACAATCAGTAGCCTTGCATCTCTGGCTTTTAAAAACACTTGAATTGTACCGATATAATCGTTTAAGTCTACATCCAGGCAGTTGTCAATCAGTTTATTTTCGATACATGCATCAAGTCGGAAAAAATCATCAGTAAATAGATAACGGGTCGCACATTTCGACAAACAGTTTGTTAAAGTGTCACTAATCAATTGTTGAGTTTTTTCAGAGTTGAGGTCCATTTTTTGTAAACAGAAATCAACAATTTTTGCTCGGCCATATGTTGCTGTTGATCTCAAAAGTTCGGCGATAACTGGATTCTCGGGATTGTTAAACGCATCAGCTACGCTGGGACAATTTGCGCAAACTGCCCTTAAACAGGCTATAGATTTGCACACAACAATAATAGTATTGACCATATAACCCTGTAGGATAAAATTTGGTAGGGTGGTAATAAAATTTACCGCATCCACCCTATCGTGGTGACATGCATGGTAAAGACCGTCTGCTAACATTTGATTCATATCTATATCACGAAAATCATGATCTGGAGGGACCTTTACCTCATGCCCTAAACTCAATAATGTGTAATCTTTACTTTGTTTCCATTTTTCTCGTTCTTCAGTTTGTTTTCTTATTATTTCATACACACCTCCAATTGTATTTACGGAACAATCTTGGCAAATCGCCGAAAAATATTCCCGTAAATCGACATTATATTTTGTGCTCATTAGTTCAAACCATTTAATATTACCATTGTTGATGGCGATGTGCCCACAAACATCGCCCCAATTTATCTGAATTTCGTTGTTTTTGGCGTAAGTCGCAATTAAACCGACAAATTGTACGTTCTTAGCGAAACTTAAACCGACAGCGTTCGAGATGTCCACCTGAGTATAATCATAGTGTTCCAACAAATATTCAACCATCTCTTTGTTTCCAGAAACTATAGCTCCATCTAATAATGGTTCGTGGTCTATGATGTCTAAATCAGATATAGCCCTATCTACCAGGAGATATAAATCTAACTGATTTGTTTCAAGTAAACGTTGGCAAATTCGTGTTATGCTAATTTGCCACGTGAGTTCATCTAAAAAATCTCCTGTTTGTATAGCAAATCTGAACAATTGTACAAACAAGTTTGAGTGTCTACCCATACATGCCCCATATAAGGAGGGAGACATGTCAAAATTCTTCTTTTCTTCATCTCCCATATGATCATAGACAGCATTCCATAATATTTCATTATTCGTTCTGGCCGCCACATAGAAAGCCAGTTGTTTGTATTTGAGTGAACCGAGCTGAATCGCAGCAACAACCTCTTCAATATTATCATAATAACATAGATAGAATAAATCTGGAGTCGTAGCCATTTATATTTAAAAATAAAACCAAAAAACAATGAATCCTTTCTCTGTTGACAAAGAAGTATCTCTTAGAATAGCCAAAGAAGTATTTTCTAATTTGCGGAATGAAAAGGAATGTTGTATAAGTATTTGGGAGGATCCTAGGGACTGCATTGATTCAGATAACGATGAAATACTTATCCCGTATCGCCATAAATTACAAGTTGCTGAAGTCAATATCGAAGGTAAAGAAGATGATCATATAAACGATAAGAGCGACATAAATGATTACATACACGAATTTGTTCTGGGGAGTCATCAATGCGAACTATGTAATAAAATAGTATTATATCATGAATGTGAAGTCGTCGGCGAAGTGATTTTAATGCATGCTATTTGTCTGGAACCAGTGCTGAATGCGATACTGCTTATGCAGACTTTACTTACAATGACAACCTAAAAACCTGGATTGTTGTTGAACAATCATGGGGTGCGCCTAAAGGCATCGATGATAATGGGACAGTTTTAGTTTTAGATTTTTCTGAGTATATCAAAGAATTACGGAAGTCGGAATAGGTCTTTAGTGCGTTGGTGTTACAGGTGTTTATTGGTTGATTAGTTGATTAGTTGATTATTATTTGTCTGAATAATAATCGAAGTTGGGTTTTAGTTATTTGACTGGGGTTGTGATGGGTTAGGTTGTAAATCGCGAGTGACTTGCGATGGACTTGTTTCGGGTGTTTTGTAACATTTAGAAATACATTTGATTAGATAACTGTCTTCGCCATTGAAAGGAAACGAGTTACGACATTGTTTATGACAACGTTCTTGAGGACTTTGTTTCAACCATGTTTCGTAGTGTAAACATTCACTCCTGTATCCGGCGTAAGCTATAATTCCGGTAACAGTAATACCGGTAGCTGCAATTGTTAAGATTGTTGGATCCATTCTTTGGTTCTAAGCAATTTGTTCTGTTTTTTCAATTTTGTAAAATTGGAAAAGAACGCAGAACTTTTTAAGATTTTAGGGAAACTTCTTATATAGAAAAGTTTCACAAATCCTGTTTCCTAAAAGTTTTAAAAAATCCTGACTAAGACTAACTCTGCTTGTTTCGCTCATGTTCAAAAAACCCAGCTAACGCTGCTCACTTCGTTCGTGTCGCTAGCGCTCCAACTCGCTTCGCTCGTTATTTAAAGAAACACCTGTCGCTGGAGCTCCAACTCGCTTCGCTCGTTATTAAAGCAAATAGTATTTAAAGGAAACCCCTGTCGCTGACGCTCCAACTCGCTTCGCTCGTTATTTAAAGGAACGGGTATTTAAAGAAACACCTGTCGCTGGAGCTCCAACTCGCTTCGCTCGTTATTAAAGCAAATAGTATTTAAAGGAAACCCCTGTCGCTGACGCTCCAACTCGCTTCGCTCGTTATTTAAAGGAACGGGTATTTAAAGAAAACCCCTGTCGCTGGCGCTCTAACTCGCTTCGCTCGTTATTTAAAGAAACCGCTAGAGCTTCTCGCTCGTTATTTAAAGAAACTCAAATGCTACACTTATTTCTAAAACTCCCTAAGTTTTAGAAACTTGACTAAAATTTAAGTATATCTTCAAACAATCTTCCAATTGGAGCAGATATAGTTCCATGCTCATTGTACACAACTTTGTTAAATGAGCTACGATACTTTTCAATAGTCGGAATATGTCCGCCATTTTCGTAAAGAATGCGCCAATGCGGTGCTGGCAATATGTCTGGAACTTCCTGATTATCATCTAATTTAAAGATGTCTCTGTAAAGTTGTTTCATAAGACGTTTAGAATGCAAATAGATAGGATTTTGTCTGTTTTCGGGAGCATTTAAAAACGCTTCCATACAGTTAAAACTACACACTACTCCGTCCGTCTCATAATAACCTTTATTCTCTATTCTAATCATCACGGTTTCAGAGTTGTACTGTTCGATCCCTTTTGTCATCTTTGGAGTAATATTTTCTCGTATGATGTAGTTTTCCTTGTTGATTTCGGAAAGATACTGTCTGATTACTTTGTCTGGAACAAAACGAACTGGAATATGCAGCGGTTCCCAATCATCCGGTATTTTACAACGATCCCAAAAACAGTTGTATTTGCGAGAAGAATTGGGATGAATAATAGAAACATGGCAACGATGCATCTTTTTACTCACATCAAGAAATGTTACTGTTTCAGGTATTTTGAACTCTTTTTCCAATTCATCAAGCTTGGTTGATGGTTTATTGGTAATGATATTTAGTCCGTATTTCTGGTTAATTCGGTCCAAATCGATATTACGAAGAGAAAATGTGTATTTCTTTGGCATATAAGAAGTTACTGAAAATAATTAAATTTCAATTAGAGAAAAGACTGGGAGATAGCAAGTTCTTCGGGTGGGAATCTAAATATATTTAGATTTTAATTAAAATCTAATATAAATGGGAAAGTTTTGGTTAGAAAATCCAGTTGAAATATTCAAATCCCTCGAAATCGTACCTTTAGACAATATGCGTCTATCAGATCAAATAAATGCACTAACTAGGTTGCTCGTTTTTCTGTTTATTTTGGCAATTCTGTTTGATTGTAAATACAGTTATCACTTCTTCTGTTTAGGACTGATAATTTTAATATTTATTTATTATTTTCAAAATAACAAAGCGATGACAAAAGAAGGATTTACAGTTGAATTTTATGAACCACCTCCAAAAACGAAACCCAAATATACAGTCGAGTTTTACGAACCTATAGAACGTTTCACTCAACCATCTCCAGATGTGGAGAATCCAGATAAAACTCCATACGATCTAGGAAAGTTAGCTGATACTTCTAAAATAAAGGTGAATGGTAAAGAGTTTACTCAAAATCTGATCCAAATGCCTGAACATCTTTACTTTTGTAACGACAATGTGCCAGCGAATTTTCCGAACGCCCCTATCGCAGGATTAAATCAAAAGTTAGCTACTCTGAATGGACAGACAGAACATCCTGCTATGCGAATTAAACCTGTGGTAATCGCACCAACGCACGATTTAACTTATTGGCAAGACAATAATCTGATTTGGCACAATGGATTGAATAAAACCGGTAATCAACAAGAACAGTATCTGTCTGGTTATGTCGAATCGAGTTGTTGTGATTATACACCTGCTGGAACACAGGTTAATTATACTGCACAGCCGATTGCCAAGGAAATTCGGGAGAACTACACCATTCACCCAATGACTTCTGGAAATAACTGTACAACAACGCCAATTGAAGCATGTATGCAAAACAATCTGAAAGAGAATTACGGGAATACTGGACAATGTCGCCAAGCTTGGCCAAATGGACCAAGAGTTCCAATAGTTTCACCAGTTCCGGTTGAAGATAACGGATTTATTCCTACTATTCCTGTCGCCCCGGTAAGAGAGAATTACGGGAATACTGGACAATGTCGCCAAGCTTGGCCAAATGGACCAAGAGTTCCAATAGTTTCCCCAGTTCCGGTTGAAGATAATGGATTTATTCCTACTATTCCTGTCGCCCCTGTAAGGGAGAATTACGAACCGTTGCAGATTCGTCCAGCTGAACCTGGCGAAGTTAATACATCATGTGGATATAACCCAGATCAAACCTTAAATTATCTACCCTCTAACTATGCCGCTGGAAACTGTGAGCAAGATCCTAAAATGGCCCAATACAATAAAAATCTCTTTACCCAGATTATTCAACCGGGTGTTTATACACGAACGCAAGTGAATGAACCGGTCAATTCGAACATTGGTATATCGTTCCAGCAGCAGTTTGAACCTCTTGAAGTTAATCGAGATGATAATGGACTTAACTATCTCGAGAGAGACCCCCGAATTATTGAACCAGTGATTACGGCAGAAGACAGTAAGCCCCAATTTGCTAATTACGATACTGTTTATGATCCCAGATTTTACGGTTACGGTACATCGTACCGATCGTACATCGATCCAATGACTAAACAACCTAAGTTTTATTATGATGATATCAATGCAATTAGAATGCCTAATTACGTTGTTAGAAGTAATGTGGATCATCTTCCTTATGCCGACCGATATGGTCCAATGATGCCTGATCAAGAAGATGGTAATAACAATCCACAATTCCGATCAATGGTACAAGATAGTTGGATGCGCAACTCAATTCAGTTCAGAAACGATATTACTGAGCGAGCAATGAGAAAAAGCCATGCAATTGCTTGGCAAAAACGACAATCACCTCTGGGAGCGAATTTGGTGTAATTTTGCAGTGAAATTCTATAATTTTATTATGGAATTATATATCTATAATGTTAATAATCCTATCATTTCCATCAATATCAACCAAAAACCGATCTCGGTTCCGAAAAGAGATGAATTGTGAAAAGTTTGAATTCTTTAGTAGTCTCTGTGCTTCTCGCCTAATTTTAACATTATCACAAGGAAACCGTACTTTTAGGACCAAATACGCCCAATAATAGTGTTTCCCGATTAACCATCTTCTTATGTTATAGAATGATAAATCACACATTTTTTATAGGTGATTTCTAAATTCAGCTGAACAACAGTTTTAGATTAGAAAGATCAAGACAGTTATTTTTAGATGCGAACCGTTCAACCTCCCCAAATCCTAATAGCTTCAAAATCTGAACGTAATTGGAAATGTGTGCCTTACCTGCATAGATAATAATATTCCTAGCGATGGGAGGGTGATATGAGTTTCTAACATCAAACGTTTTGAACATCCGGCTCAACAGATAGATATCCATCATGGGTACAAACGGATACGTCACAGAAAACCAGAAATTGGCTGTTTCCCTATCATTCTCGTATTGTAGAAAGGTTAAATCCTGACGTTCTATTATCTTTGCTCGCATTATCTGGATTCTCATTTTTGATTCTGGAGTGATGTGAGTATCGTAGTTGTATTCTAAACATAGATTGACAATCCTATCTCTTAACCCAAAATCGGAAATTTTGGTAAGTTGCTTCTTTATCTTGGGTGTTTGGACTAACCTCTGTCCCCATTCAAGGTACTGACTTTTGGTAAAATTGTAAATTGTGAGAATATGATCGATAATCTCGATATATTTCGCCCAATCACTCATATACTCGTTCTTCGCGAAGGAGAGATTTCGCCCAAATTCGTCTTGTCCAGTTCTTATATCAGTGTAGTGAATGCGGGTGTTCACTGGGCATACGTCCGTGCGATTGAATCGTCCCAACGAACAATTAACAAAGTGGGCAGTTACTCTTTTCAGATAACTATCGATTTTTTGCCTTTCCATTACCGGATTTGAGGTGTATTCTAAATAAATGTCGGTAAACTTAGAAGTTGTATTTAGAACGTCTTGCAGAAACTGTTGAATCGAATATTTAGAATCCGCGCACCCTTCAAGTGTGTGGGCAGCGTCGGCTAAAAGATATATATCTCTGATATTATCGCGCAACCTGACCAAGAGTCCTAAACCAGAAACTTTTCTATAACTTTTCTTCTCCTTGTAGTAGTTGGTGATACAAGTAGCCAAGATTGTATTTGGTCGGGGCAATGTTCCTTTCAGTTCGGCATTAAGGCAAGAAGTTTCGAGAAGGTTGGATGAAGCTTCTCTAAATACCCGTTGGACCAACTTATCTTCGCGTTGTAATAGGGATGCATCGTAACAATGTTGTCGCCAATATTCGTAAAAATTATCCGCAGTTGTGGCCGAGAATAGCACGTTTTCCTGGGCAATCTTATTCAAAAACGGGAGAATCTGATTATACACATTTTTCATAACAAACTGACAATCGTTCATATTTATTAATGATTTTATTATGTATTAATAAAATCCTTATTTCTGGCACTTTTTAATACATTTTGTCTCGCATCGATCGTATTTCTTCATTCGGTTTTTGTAACATCTAAATGGTCCGGCTCCAATTGGATTGGGAAGGACAGAAAAGCAAAGCCACGAGTCGGGATGTAGAATAGAAAATTGGTGAATACATTGATGAAAACAGTCATGAACACAATTATCGGGGAGTTTAACTTTCTGACTCATTTTCTAATTTATCCTTCTCGACTAGTTTTTCAATTTCTTCTAAATTACAGGAATTGATATTAATTATGTTTTTATTGTCGGTTGATATATTACTGACGTTTCCCTTTTCATCAATATCATATATGTTTGTTTCGGTCTGCAGGGAATATTGTCATTCACCAGTTCTAGCATCCCTTAAACGATGTAGTTCCGGACAAACACCATATAGAAAAATAAGAGTTAGATCTAGTCGACCTAATCGTTGAATTTCCCTAAATCTGTTAGTTTGGTTGTCATAAAGGGTTTTAAGTCGGTTCATACACACATTAATCGAGATTTTAGAATCTTCGAGTAAAGATATACATAGAGTTGATTCCATTCTTTTGTTTTGGATTGGCGTGGAAATTCAATTAGGAAGTTGCCGAAAAACATCTAATTCTGTTTAGCGAAAAGATGCCACGAAAGTACTGGAGTGATTGTGCAACCGTCTACTAATCCAGTGTGATGGTGACCAGTAATCATTTTTAGTATCATAGACTACTCCGTTATCATTGGTTTCAATATCGACCTCAAGATAACCATTTGGAACATCGTGAGAATTATGTGAGGTCAGTCTGTTCCAAAACACAGGGTTCCACCTTGCCAAGTGTGCATTGTTTGAAAAAGTTTTCAGTTATACACAATTGAAAAATTTTTGTCTATAATTTTGATCAAAATGTTAACTAACATACCCACATTGTCCATCAAAATCGACGATGTCATTGTTTTTAATAACGAACCCAACAGAGTAATGAGTGTCAGCCGTACTCATGATGTAAATATATCCTTCTATAGTTTAACTACCTCTATGTCTGGATGGAAAGAGTTTCCTACGGATAGTACTGTTTGTAAAGTGGATTTGAGTGAACGACGAGTTCCGATCGTATATTCCAATCCAAGAAAACGGGTAATTGAAGTTTGGAATGATGAACGAACCTGGAGTGGACAGATATTCGGTGGATTCTGACATATTTTGGAAACAAAACGATGATCTCGTTTTCACTCTCAACAATGAAGAGATATTAGTAGCAACCCTGTTTGAAAGTAAAGAAGAAGGATTGGTGTACGTAAGTTACGAACTCAAGGTCGGTTTGGAGGGGTGTTTAGAGTATTAGTGGAGTATTATTCTATCCAAATTGGATAGAATAATTATTGTCGATCGATAGTTTCAATCGATTATTACAATAACTAATAAACATTATCAGCCCAACGCGCGCTCCACTTAGATTGGTTGTTCTTCCTTTGTTGCAGAGACATGATATCTTCACGGAATGATTGGGTATCCTGAATGAACGATAAGCCATAAGGATAATCCCGAATTTCCGTGGTTGGATTTTCCGTATTCAAAATCGCTTTACGATTGTATTCTGGTTTCATCGCTCCCATCGGATCTTGAAAGAGAATAGACTGTTCCTTCGCTTCCTCGGCGAAAACCGGGTAGTAAAAGGCGGGACTAATCGATTTATCGATATAATAGGTAATATCGCCGTCTTTAATCTGATTGTAAGCTTCGACTCCCGAATTAGAAATATTACCGTAGTTGGTATATTTACTCGAATAAATATCTGAAAGCTTCACTTTCCCGTTCATTGGCGGTGCATCCAAAACAAGATAATCACCTCTCAGTTGATCTCGCTGTCTGGGATCAAGAGAAATCCAAGTAGGTTGTGGGCAAGATTGAGGGCAACATTTCGGCGTGTCGGATGCAGCATTAATGTTGCTACTTTTACACGCGATCGCCTGAAATGTAGGATCAATTTTAGAAGTATAATTTTGGGGGTTTAAACTGTACCAACCAGCATTTCTATTTGGTTGGATTGAAGTACTCAGTTGTAGTTTGTCAGTATAATCAAATACTTCCGGAACGATTCCATTGGCCACAGAGAGACTGGATTTAAATCCAGTCGTAGGGGTAACAGAACATGTCGGAAATTCAGTTGGGCAAAAATAACAAGGACATGATGTTTTTGGATAAAGATTAAGTTGATCTGTCATTTATTTTTAATACGAAATATTAAAAATAAATCTCGATATTTACATATCGTCGCTTTCTCCTTCTGAAGTACTTATGTCCGCATAAACCGGCTTACTCGTTGCAGAATATTTACCTGGAGTTTTGCCAGGAGAATAATGTGCAGCTGGTGAGGGTGAGGGTGCTTTCTTAGCTATTTTCGCAATTCCGTGAGGATGCGACTTACCCTTGTGCATATGACAATATTTACTACCTTTAGCAGTCATTCTTCCGCATGGTCTACCATTACTCATAATATGAACACAATGGTGTTTAATTAGTTCTTTTTTTTTGAACTCTTGCGACGACGTCTTGAGCTCTTACGACGGGACTTACGGCGTTTCTTAGAACTCTTGCGAGACTTACGTCTACGGGATGACTTACGACGTCTTGATGACTTACGTCTACGGGATGACTTACGACGTCTTGATGACTTGCGTCTACGTGAGTTCTTACGACGCCTTGACGACTTACGACGACGTGAGGAATGACGCCTTGACTTGTGATGCTTAGAAGACTTTCTTCGTCGATGAGAAGATTTACGTCTTCGCTTTCCCCCGGAAACTACCTTGGAACGAGAATTGATATAATGCACCTTTCCATTTCTCTTGTAGTATTCGCCTTTGCCGGAACGATACAATTTGTATAATTTACCTCCAACTTCTACTTTTGGCATTTTTTATTCTAAAAAGAAATAAAAAAATTAAAATTTTTAAGATTCTATAATTTTTGTTGTATTAGGATTTTTAGTTGTATCGTCACTTTCTGAATATAGAATTAGTTTGTCAATGTTATTCACATAACCTAAAAACATTCTTCGGCAGCAATAGCGTCTTATATTTAATAAATTTAGTGCGTCCCCGATAGTTTTTCCTTCATCTATCAGAGAATTAAAGCTTTCTTCGAAACACGCGACAACTTTGTTACAGGTGAAACATCTGACTGGAAACAACATGCTCTTTAAATATGATTTTCTTTAAATACGATTTCATTTAGTTCGCAAAGTATATTCTGTAGAATGATATTAGAAAATTTATTGTACAAACTTATAATCAATACATGTATGTTAAATTAATTATAAGTCTATTAGTATTAGCTTGGGTTCTAGTCTATTTTCTGTATTTAGAAGAAAGGTATACGTACCTTTTCTTGATAAAAAGGTACCTAAATGGAAAATGGGTCTCGTGTGGGCGGGAAGAGTTGTAAATATTTTACTAATTCTGTTATTCCTATTCCTTGTTTTTCGGAAAAGAATGCCAATTCATCAGACTAACGCAATGGACAAGGTTTATTCTAGACACCAACACTTGAACAAGTTGAACACTTTGACTAATATGAATAGTCCCGGCGAATTTGATCACACTAACAGCGAAATGCCAGGCGTAAACTGATTACCGTAATACGTAAGAAATAATCAAAATAAAATACTTTTGATTATATAAAATGAACGAACTAATTCTAACATCACCGGTAGCTTTCCTGGATGCCTTAGACGAAGAAGGTCTTCCTATCGATGTTTGTAATTTTAATACTCTTAATTCTAACTTCTCACTCCGTGATATAGTTGTACACGCACGAAACTCAGCCAGTCATTCGGAAACTCTTTTTGGTGATTTAGTATCCAATATCGATCCAAATACGGTAGATCCTGTTTCTGCGCAATCAATCGGACGAAACCATTATATTCCAGTCGTTTTAAAATTATTTCCCGATTATTCCAATCCGAATAGCGACCCTTTAAATCGAAATTCTTATCCCACGACTGAGGAAGACATGGATTTGGTTGGCCTGGACACCGGGAGAATAAACAATCTTATTGGATTAAATTATGAGATCGAAGTATACGAATTTATATCGAGGATGATATTACCAGGTATTTCCCCTAATTTTATTTCTTTTATAAATGCCGGTGTTTGTTCTTATAACCAGATTAGAACATATGGTATCAATCGTTCGATTAGAACTGCGGCCGCACATTCAATGCCGCGAAACTCGATCGGTTCAATTGATGATGTTAATCCTCATCTCGGTAATTATATATTCTTGATTACCGAACGCGCGGGAAACGGCGCACGTTTTGGAGTAGGCATGTCGCGAGATGTCCGCACATTGACTCAATTCGCAGTTGATTGGCGCTACACTCTTACCCGAAGAGAAATAACTCCAGAAATGTTTAATCTAGTTTGGGAACATATCTATTTTCAACTTATTTGGGCAGTGGCATCTTTAGCTCATTTTGGTATAAATCATAACGATCTGCATTCTGGCAATGTTATTGTGGTATTATACGAGCGCACTATTCCTTTAGAATTTAGATTCACTCACAATGGGGTAACAAAGATATTTAAAATACTAACACGATGTATCCCTTACATATTCGACTTTGATTTTGCCCAAACTAGGACACAAATAGGTATAAATAGGAAATTAATGAATCATCCAGAACTAGATCTATTTAATTTCAGCGAAACAAGAGACCTGTATACGTTGTTTTGTACTACTGGTTGGACGGGGCGAATAGGGCGAACATATCGTAATGATGCAACTAAAATGGCCGAAGAGAATGAAACGAACCGGATTAGTATATCTCAAAATCAATTTGGAAGTATACAATTGGATTTTGAAGAATTACATGGTATTCGAAACTTGTACAGGGTACACAGGAGTGATTTGGAAAGGATCATAGGAGCGTCGATCGAATTTTTGCCAGATTTACCGTATCTCACCATCCAATTGCACGATCATTTTTTCGAAACTGGAGAATATTATCTTACCCTTGCTCATACACATAGATGCAGAACATTACAAGACGATATCGAGTTACCTCTACCGAAAGATTTTTTTATTGGTGATTACTTTGACAATCATACAGATCAAGCAGATCGAATAGAAGTTCCGCAAAACAACAGATTTGTATTAAACTTAGACGGGCCAAATTAATCTTAAAAATATAGAAAAGAAAGTAATGAATAATATTGTCTCGGCATTAGACTTTCTTGACGTTCTAGATGATGAAAATAAGAGGGTAAACATATGTGGGCTTAACCAACCTAATTTAGACTTCCTGCTGCACAACCTTGTATACCATGAGCGAAATTCAAGAAGTTTGGCCGAAATACTCCTTGCCGATTTAGTTTCTAACATTGAACCAGGAGCGATAACAGAAATCGCTCGTCCATTTATAAGCAGAAATTGTTATCTTCCAGTTGTTATGAAGGTGTTTCCCGATTTTACCGATGATCAAAAATCTGACCCTCTGAATATTCGTTCATATTCTGATGAATCTAAAGAATTATTCGGATTAACCACAAATAGAATAAGAAACTACATTGGGTTAAGCTACGAGATTGAAGTATATCAATTCATTTCAAGAGAAATTCTTCCTTCCGTTTCACCTAATTTCATTGGGTATATAGCTTCAAGAAGATGTACTTTTAATGAAGTTAGACAACTTTTTAGTCGAGAAGTCGCTTTATTAGTGGCTGCCCATTCCCTTCCTCAAGGTTCTATTTCTTCAATTTATGATGTAAATCCCGGGTTTCGGTACTCTATCTTAATTACCGAACGCGCTGGCAATGGTGCACGTTTCGGACGTGGAATGGCCCCAATCGTGAATACTTTAACCGTTACTGCAGACATTCTCCGTAATTTACATGAAACTCGTCAGATCACCGGAGAAGAATACGAACGTTTCTGGGATGAAATTGTGTTCCAACTTGTTTGGAGCATAGCCGCATTAGTGAGCAACGAGATAACCCACAATGATTTGCATTCTAATAATATTTTAGTAGCCTTGTTTGATGAACCAATCGAGTTAGAGTATAGATTCCTACAAGGAACTGTGGAGAAACGGTTTACTTTGAGGACCAAGTTTGTTCCTTACATTTTTGATTTGGATTATGCTCAAGCCCGAACACTTTTTGGTGATAATAGTAAACTATACAATTATCCAGCATTAAACGCTCTTTCGTTTAGTCCTACCAGAGATCTTTATACTTTATTCTGTTCCATTGGTTGGGCAGGACGAATAGCTCGGACATACTATACCCAATTAACTCGTATGAGTGAGAGTGAAGAACGAATTGGCATTGGCCCAGAAGAATATCTGAGTGTCAGGGAACTATACAATGTCTTTAATGGACTTGAAAATGTCTATTCGTTAACCAGAAACCAATTAGAAGATGTAATTGGGGAACAAATAGATTATTTACCCAATTTGGACAATTTTATCATCGAATTGCATTCTGATTCAGTCGTTATAGAAGAAGATAGCAAATGTTATATTACGATAGCCAAACCATCTGGTACTCGTTGTAGAACAATGCAAACTGATCCCGAACTACTACATTCGTATACTTATTTCACCGGAACGTATTTTGACCGATTTCTTAATCCAACAATAGATGGTGCATTAAATATTAGAGAAACTAATATTTTCGAATTACGGGTTTAATTAGGATAATTTCTATTTCTGAAATAGAAATTTGATTTACGACAGTTAATCAGGGCAGCAATTGGCTGCACAGTAACTACACGATTCTATAATGCGTTGACATTGAGAACTGTCTGATCCAAATGTATTGCATATGGGCACGACATTATCGCAAGTTACTGCGCGACACCCACTACACCCACCAGCTGGACAATGTTTGCTCATGTTACCCAACATCATACCTGACATATTTGAACTACATTTGACTCCAGACGTATTAATTTGAACAACTATAAAGACGAGAAGTGCGAGAATACCAAGAAGTAGAATAGAAAGCATCACGTGTGCCTTATTATTCATAATCATATCGTAATACATTTTTTGTTTAAAACAATTTAAAAATAAAAATAAAAATTAAATCGTCCAACATCCGGGTTTATCCTCGCACCCAGCTGATTCTGGATGATTATCACAACACTGAGCTAAATTCTCTTCAGCTGCGCCGCAACCAGCAGTTTCTCCACCAGATTTACAAGCCATATCTTTGGTCATTTTCCAGTGACAGCAAGAGTCATTTGACTTTTTATGAAGAACAAAAGCAAGTATAACAATTCCCAAAATTACTATGATTATGACACCAATAATTAACACCCACTTGTTGTTTTAATATCTTCTAGACTGATATTTTTATTGCCAAAATTAAAAATTAACATCCGTTGCTACCGAAACAACCTGGAATGTCGTCCGACTGTTTATTACAACAATCGACTAATTGCGCTTTTAATTGTGAACAAATAGGGGCACTGAATCCACCATATTGACATTGGGAATCGATCTGACCCCTTAATTCACAACAATTTCCCGATGATGTCATTCCTTCCTGAATCTGTCCATTCGAGCATTTTACTCCGGTATTGATTTGGACAGCAACAATGATTGTGAGAACCAGAATAAACACTGAGAAAACTCCAGTAATAATACAGTTATCCATTTATTTTAGAAAATATCTAAATTTTGAGATAATATTATATTATTATCTCTTACCATTCAAATCTCTCCAGATTGGAATGGGTCGCCTATTTCGGTTGATACGCTGGAGTTTAAAATTGGCATCTAACCAGTAATGCTGTAATATTCGGTCGATAATGATTAGAACAATAAGGAATAGGATTACTTCAAGCATATGGGTAAGTGTATAAACACCCGTATTGTAGACAAACATAATATTTGAGTTTTTTACCTTAAAATTGCATTAAACCTATTTCTCTCCCGCTTTAATAGCCAATTTCATTCCTAAGGCCGATAGTTCGCTGAATAGCAATTTGCTCGCGTAGGGTAGATTACACTTGACTATTCTGTCTGAACCGCACGATTGACAGAACTTGAGACTTGTTACTATCGTACCACATCCTTGACACACCGCGATTTGAAAAGGATCTGATACCTCGTATAATCGTTCTTTTAGAAATCGGCTATTTCCCGCCGCAGCTATAGCATCCCGTTCCATTTCTCCGATTCTTAGTCCTCCATCCTGTGAGCGCCCTAAAGTTGCTTGACGACACAAAGATGTGACGGCACCTTTCGCTCTAGCATGGAGTTTATTGACCACGAGATGTTTCAACCTTTGGTAATAAATTGGACCAATGAACATTTCTGCTTCTATTTCTTCCCCGGTAAACCCACAGTAAGTTTTTTCCCATCCATGTGAGTTTAAGCCGTAAGAAGCTAATGCCTTCTTAAAGTCACTCATGAGCTCTTTGTTATCTTTTACTATGTCATCGGCTAATGTGATGCTTTTACTTGTAAAAGGGGTACAATCGCCGTATTCTCCCTTTATAACGCAATTCTTGCCTAAGATAGCTTCAAGTAATAGAGATACAGTCATTCGACTTGAAATACACAAACTTGAAACTAATACGTCAGGAATCATTCCAGAAGCTGTGAAAGGCATATCCTCGGCAGCATAGAACTTGCCCACAGTTCCTTTTTGGGCACAACGATAAGCGAATTTGTCCCCCACTTCTGGAATTCTTGTATTCCTGATCAGGACCTTAACCAATTTGAAACCAGATGGGATAATGTGGTAATAAACCTTATCGACCACACCTTCTTCACCGTTACCAACTAAGACAGAAATATCCGTTCGCGTTTCTTGCCCAGTTTTATTTCCCGAGACAAGTACTTTGCTAATAATAACATCACCTTTTCTGACAATTACAGCTCGACCATCTGGATATCTGGCTCGAACAACTCCTCGTTCATCTAAAAGAGAATAGTTAGCGTTTTTACGTTTAAAGTTATTTTCACCCGTTAACGGTGGGAGGCAGATTTCTTCAAATGAATACGAATCCCTTTTCTTCTCTGTTGCTTCAATTGTGTGATAAGTGGTGAGAAGAAATAGCCCTTTTTGCACAGCATTGATACAAATAGCCAATCCGTCCTCTTGTTGGAATCCACCGTAACCAGTTATGGCCATTATAACGTTAGCCCCGTTTGGCATTTCATTAATACCAAGGACGTTAGCCATTTTAGTACAAATAATTGGTTTTTGACTATAATGCATGACATGTAGCATTGTGTCTGCACGAACATTATAAGAAAGCAGTGGAATGCCAAGAGCTTGCTTTAACATACTGGCTTGATAACAGTTTCTGGGTGATTGGTTATGATCTGGGAAAGGTGTCAGGGCAGCTACTAATCCAAACATCATCGAGGGATGAATTTCACAAAACTGGCAGGTTTGTAGCTTTAGCATCGAGGGATACATGGCAATGACTGAATTTTCTATTTCAGCTGGATCCACATACTGAACATATCCTCTCTTAACCAGAAAATCCCAAACATAACCAGCTTTTTGGGGTGAATTCCCTCCTCGCAATTCGCGAATAATCTGAGAGGTTAATTTGAGATTTAGATTGTTATTTGTATTTACAGTTAATAATGGACGAATAAAACGCCCTTCATCTGAGAAAATATAAACAATATCGTCAATACTATCGTAAGTAACTGAAGTTTCAGCATCAAATATACCAAGTAATCTTTTGCTCTTGACTTGTTCTATAACACCTTCCGGATCGGCGGTTAACCCATAAATAACCCCGTTAAAGAACACTGGAGTTAAATTAGATAGTTTAGAATAACGTTCTTCCTTAATAGAAGAAGACTCGATTATTGAATCAAACGTTTCTAATACTCTCTTCACATCAATATTGGACAGTCGTTTCGAGATTTTACAAGTTAAAGCCAGATTAATCACCGTACCAATCTTCTGTCCTTCCGGAGTTTCACAAGGACAGATGAATCCGAAACTGGTCGGATGGAGCTGTCTAATAGCCACATTTTTCCCTTTCCTACCCACTGGGATGGAAACTCTTCGTAAATGAGAAAGTGCTGAGCAATAAGTCATTCTGTCTAAGACTTGGGAAACACCTGTGCGCATATAGGTGGCGTTTTTCTGTACACTCCAATTGCCAGTAGCGAGACAGTTATGCAATCCTTTAGAAATAACACTAACTCTCGAAATCATGGTTAAAATATCACCGCGCTGTTTTCTTTTTTCTAACTGTCCCCTAATTGCTAATAGAAATTTTTTATACAAATGGCGAAAGATATCAAAAAGAAGATTCCCAGCTGATTCGATTCTTTTATTCGCATAGTTATCCAGATCGTCTTGTTTTCTGAGATTAAGTGATGTATAAACCAGTTGCCTAATCATATGTCCAAGAAATAGGGCTATGTCAAATGGCGATGGGATAATCCCATAAGATGGTACCAGCTCGTGTTGTACTATCTGTTTGGCAAAAGCAATCTTTCGTTCTTCTGGCACTGGATTTGTCGCGTGCGAAGCGATGTAGTGCAAAGCTTTATCTTGTGTATCACAGATTAGGGCATCGTTGAGGATAAAACGAACAAACTTTTCCGCTTTCTTGTCAGTTAATCGGAGTAAGTGTTTAATATGATGCTCATTGGTGAACCCTAACCCTTTGAAAACTATTCCAGCGGGAATATTGCCTTTAATATTGGGAAGTACGAACGATACATTTCGTTCGTCGATATCAAGGACAGCTTGTAGAGAGACAGAATGTGATGTTTCATTTGACATTGGCCTAACCGAAGCGATGTATTTAGTACGCGGATTTGGTTTCTTGGCCATATTGGAGCGTTCACTGACAAAAACCTTGTTATACACCGATCTTATCTGTGCAACGAGAACTCGCTCATTACCTTTAATAATGAAATAACCCCCGGGGTCATGCATACATTCTCCTTTTTGCACATGTTCGCTCTCATTAAGGGAGTAAAGATTACAAATAGATGACTTTAACATTATAGGAATATCTCCAATTGGGATACGACTGTATTCCTTGTAAACTCTATTGTTAACGCCAGCAGAATCCTTACAGTATGATTCAGTTATTCGACAGTACAATGGAGCTGTGTAGTTAAGATTGAGTTGCCTCGCATCGTTAGGATAGATCAGTCGTGTTGAACGATCTTCTTGAATTATCTCTGTCCTTCCTAAAACAGGTTGATCGAACGTGAGAACATAATCGTCGATTTTGATCGACGGTTCTTGGGCAAAGATTTCATAAAGTCCGTGATGAACGAAGTTATTGTAGGAATCTAGTTGGTGTGAAACTATACTGTTAGATTTAAAGTAGGCTTCAATCAGTTTGGATGAGATAATATCCCAGTCGTGTCTATTAAGCATTTAAAAGTGCTTCAGATGTTGACTTTTTTTCATTTTTAAGATTGTTAGAAAACATAATAAGATTTCAGAAATCTTATTATGTTTTACAATCTTATTATATTTTTAATAAATGCTATTGAATTTGAACATTACGACGATGATCTTCTTCTTTTTGTGTGTCTTGATCTATAATCGACTGATTTGAGAAGGATATTCTCCAGACTATCCTTCTCCGATTTTGACGTTTCGAAATATTTTTAAGAATAAATGAATGCAGACTATTACTCGATAGGTGCGATTTTAGGATTACTTGGACTGGTAATAACATTGATTGTTTTTAAAATCAAGAAGGAAGATTATCAGACTAGAACTAATACTGCCTGTAACAATGTGGAGTACGGTAACCAGTTTGATTTGTTGAATGAAGAAGGTGATGGAATGACATCACCAGAAAACATAGTTCCAGATGGTGGATTCACAGATCCAGACTATACTGCTCTGGGTAGTATTGGCTCAATTGATTATCCTCCAGTTAACTACGATTTCGGCATGAAACAGTACATGGGATTGGGACCAAGTAGTCTACAGTATAGCAAAAGTGGTAATTACGGAGGTAGATACAGATTTAGAAGATATCTGGAGCAACCGAAGATTTAGTAAATTAATAATATTAGATATATTATTAATTAACGTCCGTTACAACCACACAACGTAGATCGATAAGTCGATTGACAATTAGCCGATCCATTACCATAGGCATTATCGATTGTACCATACCCAGAACATGACATACCTTGGTTAATTGTGTTATTCAGACTTTCATAAGCCGCCGAAGGTCCCCATTGAGGTACAACTATCTTAGTGCCAGAAAGAGTTGCCACAGCTCCTCTCACACCACCATCGTAATTAGAGGTGTAATCAGAAAGTGAGGCATAAAAGCAACTTGGTGCCCCTGAATTGGCACCATAATAATCTCCAAAGTTATTCGACATTTATTATAAGATTTTTAAAAATTTCTATCTTCAGAATTTATTCTGAAAATTTTCAGAATAAATGCGTAGACCAAGAATATACACAGGACAAGACCTATTTGATGTCTGCGCACAAGGTAATTTAGTAAAAACTTACACTGATTAATTCTTTAAATAGCTGTATTTAAAAAAGTCACAATAACGGAAAAAATTATTTGTTCGAGCAAGTTGCGGTAGCATATTGAGTTTGACAACTACCGGCTTCTTTACCATAAGCATTCATGATGGTTGGATAACCATTGCAAGATGATGACATGATTAGAGAATCATGATTGATAGGTGCCCAAGTTGGAACTACATAAATTCCAGACACTTGGTGCCCTTGTGGAGTAAAACCATAGGCATATCCAGAAGTATATTGGCCCAATGGTGCATATTGACAAGGCTGATAATTAGCTGTTCCTTGATATTCAGAATGAGACATTTATTCTAAGAAAATTTTTTTTATTCTTTCTTTTCTTCGTTTTCTTCTTCATAACCTATGTAATTGCCAGTTACTCCTTCCTTATCCGGTACATAATCATATATCCGATTTTGACCTCCAAAGAAGTCCGATATCTCTCTTAATCGCGCGGTTCTTTTTGCAATCAAGGAGTCCATTATTTCCACATGAAATCTGTCTGGGTCCATGAGTCTGTTGTGACGCTTTTTACCCAGAATTGCTGGGTAAAAAGCGTCACACGAACCATATTTATCAGACACATTTGGATGAATGATAAGCATTTTAACAATGGGATATTGACTAAAATTGAGTTCTCTAGCTTCAACCAGGAATTTCTTGATGATCTTCGCCGAAGATCCGCTCCATGTATTCTTAAAAAACGGCATGTTTCAGTTAATAGTGCTTTTAAAATTAGATTACGATCATTTCTGTCTCGGGGATGGGTTTCGTTGTCAATTAGTGGGTAAATTGCTTCAAATAATTCAAAACACCCTGGTTTACATACGTATTCTACAAGATCGGCATCCCGGTATTGATGCCATGCAACATATATTTTCTCACGAACTAGGTAGTTCGCGATATTTACCGCGTTGTGTTCAATTATACTTCTTAATACCATATCCTTATCCGCATTCATGAGATGAGAAAGGTCGGGTATTACTATATTGTCATGAACAAAGACAAATGCGGTGAGGTTGTCCTCTTCAATAGCGCCGAGTCGGCCACTAATCATCGCATTCTGTTTATCTCTGAAATTCTGGACAAATGGTTCAATGATACCGATAATGTCAACTATATTATTGTGATTGGCATATACGTCACGCATGTGGGTTTCTAACTCTTCCGCAAATACTACTAATTCTTCCTCTGTTAGGTCTTCTAAATTGGATCTAAGTAAATCAGCATGTCCACCTGCGCATAACCCAACAAGATACTCACCCTCAACATTTTGATTTGCAAGAAAGTCAGTAATCTGATGATTACCACCTATAGCGGCTTCGTATAAACTTGAAGGTATATATTTCTTTTCTGTATTAAGGTACTCGACCAATTTTAAATTACCCCCTCGACACGCAGCCAAGAAAAATATTTCGATTATGTCTTCGTGTTCTCCTCGCGTTCCAAAGTCTCGATCTAAATGTCGGGGGATTAGAACGTTTATGACCAGATTATTATAGCAATCGTGTTTACCAAGTTCGGAAAATAACAGGAGCAAGTCATATTCTAATTCTATAAAGTGTTCATCTGTATACTCTCCCAATTTATCACATATATCGATGTTATTGCCAAGCACGCTCCCATGTAAGCAAAAGGCATAAATTCTTTAAGATTTTTATCTTTAAACCGTACATCATAATATTGCAATATATCATCCGTATTCCATTCGTTATAATACAATCGTTCCGACATCAGATAATCGACTATGTTGTGCTGACCGTATTTACAACCAGCAAACATAGCCACGTTTCTAGAGTTACTCCGGTGATGGTCAAAGATATACCTTAAACTCTCTAAATCACCACGCCGACACACGTTTAAACTTCTTGATCAGTTGACATTTTATTAATTTCATAAAATTAATTTCATAAATTAATTCCTCGCTTGGCGGGAAAGTTTATCGACTCTCTCGTTATAAACATCAGAATTGTGTGCTTTAACCCAAAAAAACTCGATCGTTTTCCCAATAGCTAGAACATCATATAACCCCCACAAAGAAGTATTGGCTTTCCGTTTCCATACTCCTCTGGCACAGTTTATAACATATAAACTGTCAGAAAAGATAGCAATGTGGGGATATTCTTTCAAAGCTTGTAAGGCTTGTATTACCGCGGTCATCTCCATGACATTATTAGTTGTGTTATCTATACACCCAGAATCTTGCATTTCGATATCATTAAGCAAGGCGATGTACGCCCAGCCACCCTTACCTGGGTTTGGGAAACAACTACCATCAGTATAAACAACAACAGGATTCGACATTTGTTTTAGGATTTGTTTGCTTAAATAATTTCATTTAGGGGCGCGGATATATTTGGGTGTTTTGTGTGGGATTATATTTCTTCCAATGATATGATCTATTACCACGCCCATCTTCCATTGTAACGATCTTCGGGCGGATGAATACAAACCAAATGATTAGTATCGCGAGTATTATTGCAATCGCGACAATGATTAGGATTGTTTCAGTTTGAGTTATTTTCGGAATATTAAAATCTTCTTCGCATTCAGTCAATTATTAGAATCTAAATCTTCTGAAACTCATTTTTGCTGATGCCGTATTCGGGGTGTTTTTGTACTCTCGTCCCCTGTACAAAAACACGATCATAATTATTGCCAGTATAACTACCAGTATAACTGCCACAGTAAGCCCGCCCCATTTTTCTACTTCTTCAAGACTATAGTCCTCTCGCTTGATAGCCACTCGCTTTCCATTTTGAATATAATACATTTATCTAGGATAAAAAAATAATAAAGAAAATTTATATCGTACATCCTATTTAGTGGTTTTTCTCCACTTCGATTAGAACAATCGGAATCGGGACTATCGTTACTATCGATATACACATTATGCTTGGACATATTAACACGAAGTTTCGAATCGGAGGTTGAAAGATGTCCAGTAGTTGATGCCCAGATTAGGTATCCAATTCCTCCGGCAATGCAAAGACCGAATAAGGCAACCGCCCAAAAATGGGTGATTTAGCTAAAATCTTAGCTCTATCTCGAACCCTACCGCCATATACGTAAAACGAATTCATTTCTTAAGAGCAATAATCTTTCATTTGAGCGAAATTTTGAATAATTTTGTCAAACATGACTGAATTGTCGAAAAGAATATTATCTACGCTCAAAATAATATTCTCCCGTTTCGAACGTAAAAGGATAATGTTTTTGGTAATTTCCCCTTTTAAATTACCAGTCTTCTCTAAATCTTTCTCGGTTATACCTTGTCTGTGAATTCGATCTATATCTGTGGCAATTCCTGGTTCGGTGTTGTTTTTGATCGCTTTTAACTTGTCTATCAACGTGGTTTCTTCTTGAGAGACTGCTTTGAGTAAATTCGTGTATCGGTGAATCAAATCATCGTATTTAATCACCTTTGATTCCAAGTATTGGGGGATTAGGATAATATCCTGTTTATTCTCGATCATCTTGTTCAATATCCTGGCATGCATGCCTTGATTTTTTTCAAGAACCCGGTAAATGCTATCCCGAACTGTCTGTATATCAGTGAGAATATGATCTTTATCGTAAAGGGTTTCAAGATCAACCACAATAAGGAGACGTTTAGCTTGCATCTGGGGATAATGTTTAACCGTGAAACAAGAAATTGTATCATCTCGCCGGATTGCACAGAAGTAGTTCTTATAGATGGTAGCAATCTTGTATTTTATGGTTGAGACACAGTATCTAAGTCGTCTTAACTGTCGGTAGATAGAAGCTAATTCAATTATGTCGCCTTTATTGATATTCTTAATTGATATTTTATAATGATAGTTGTTTTCAAGCTGATCTTCAATCTCATTATCTTTTGGGGTTAATTCAATGTTGAAATCGGCATAGTCTTTATCATCGGTTTTGTCAACGTATTCTCCCATTTTCATGTCGATTTCTTCGAGTTTGAAAATGTTTGATTTAGCATCTGCTTTTAGAGGAAATTCATACTTGGATGGGATATAAAGGACAATAACATCCCCAGATTGGCAACAAAACAGTTCAATGAATAAGCATGTATTGTGTTTAACGAAATACTTGGTTGGAATATATTCTTTCTTAGCTAAGAAACCTTGCAATTTTTTAATATTTAAGGGCATTTTTACTTTTATTCTCCGTTTAAAATAATTATTTATGACGTACGAGTTTTAACTTGTATTACTTCTAATACAAACTTACATAAACTACTTAAAATCATTATTTTTAATTTAAAAATAATGCCAACGGTAACATTTAATGCTCAGGTATCTGGCGATCGTTTAGATCGTTTACCAGTAGATGAACAAACAGTAAGTAACAACGAACTTCAAATCCTAGATACGTTATTTAAGAAAGAAAAGGGCACCTTAGAACGTTTTTTAGATGGAATTAGAGATATTTTGGTGGTCGGACTGATCTTTATCATTATCTCATTGCCCCAATTAAACGAGTTGATTGGAAAGTTTTTCCCGACCACTTTGAACTCTGAATACATGTTGATTTTTGTTAAAGCGATAATATTTATGGTTGTTTATTTTGTTGTAAAGAATTTCTGTTTGGTCAGAAAATAGTTAAGTAGCTGATAAGTTTTGGTTTTCTTTAAGCGTATTTAAAGGAAACCCCAGCTGACGTTGCTCGCTTCGCTCGTATTTAAAGAAAACCCCTGTCGCTGGCGCTCCAACTCGCTTCGCTCGTATTTAAAGGAATACGCAGCTAACGATGCTCGCTATCGCTCGTATTTAAAGAAAACCCCCAGCTATCGCTGCTCGCTTCGCTCGTATTTAAAGAAAACCCCCAGCTAACGCTGCTCGCTTTGCTCGTATTTAAAGGAAACCCCTAGCTAACGCTGCTCGCTTCGCTCGTATTTAAAGAAAACCCCTAGCTAACGCTGCTCGCTTCGCTCGTATTTAAAGAAAACCCCTATTTAAAAGAATACGTATTTAAAGAAACCCCTATTTAAAGGAATACGTATTTAAAGAAACCCCTATTTAAAGGAATACGTATTTAAAGAAAACCCCTATTTAAAAGAATACGTATTTAAAGAAACCCCTATTTAAAGGAATACGTATTTAAAGAAACCCCTATTTAAAGAAACCCCTATTTAAAGGAATACGTATTTAAAGAAACCCCTATTTAAAGGAATACGTATTTAAAGAAACCCCTATTTAAAGGAATACGTATTTAAAGAAATACGTATTTAAAGGAATACGTATTTAAAGGAATACGTATTTAAAGGAATACGTATTTAAAGGAATACGTATTTAAAGAAAATCCCTATTTAAAGAAAATCCCTATTTAAAGAAAATCCCTATTTAAAGAAAATCCCTATTTAAAGAAAATCCCTATTTAAAGAAAATCCCTATTTAAAGAAAATCCCTATTTAAAGGAAATCCCTATTTAAAGAAAATCCCTATTTAAAGAAAATCCCTATTTAAAGGAATATGCAGCTAACACTGCTCACTTTGCTCGTATTTAAAGGAAATTCGTAATTTGTCTACTAATTCTTTCAATATTTCGATAAATTTACCAATCGTTCGATCATTGTCACTTCGTTTACCATTATCATCACACATTCTCAATGTAACTGCATCGTCGAAAAATCTATTCCGTTTAAATGCTACGATTTCATCATTACTCAACAATCCACCTTGCAACTCTAAAGAGAGCTGTGAACCATAACTTAGATTACTTCTAACATCCGGAGAAACAGTACACAAATAACGTTTAGTTAATACGTGCAATCTAATTGGGCAAACGACTTCGTCACTAAACCCCAAGCTTTTCAGAAAATTAGCCCCAATTTCTTCATGTTTATCGTCCACTTTTGTTACTCCCGGATCGATAGGTTCTTCCAAAAAATGTCCGATATCGTGTAGAAGAGCAGCTAGTTGCAATTCGTACTTGTTGGGTGATATGTCTCTCATCTGTTCGTATGTTTGAATAGCATGTTCTATTTGTGTAATTGGTTCAGAAATCGGGTATTGATCTGAACCATATTTAGTGTATAATTCGATTATTTTATCCATTTGATAAAATAATTACTTTTTAAATTATTCCTCCGGCCCCAGGTGTCCCTTCAGTCCACCTGCTTCTTAAAATTATAAACAAAATATACAACACTCAACATAGCTGAGATAATCAACCAATACATGGCCAATTTTTTGTACGATAGCTTGGTTTCACCCCCATCATCCTGTTCATATATTATCGGTGGTCGGAATACGATTAATATTATTCCAACAACAAGAAAGAGAATGATGTATTCCTTTGTTGACGCTTTGAGCGATAACACGTTCGTGCCGCGAACTAAAGTATCTCCTTTTTCGCTATAACCTATTTTTTGTTGGAGATTGAAAAGCTTTTCTTCGAGTTGTGGAGTTGACATAGTTTATAAAATATGTTTTTTTTAATTCATAACTATACATCTGGAAAATACCAAGTTGTTCGTCCATCACTGGTTTTAATTCTCGTGGCGTTTGTGTTCCCATACACCCGTAAACATTCTGAAAACGTGCCAGATTTTCCATCCATCGAATAATCTCGAATAGAAACTCAACCTTTTTGATAAGATTGACTACTTATATCTAAAATAGCCCCATACAAACGTTCTATCTCATCAAAACTTAACGAACCTACTTTACGTAAAGGAGACAATTTAGCAGCGTAAAGTATCTCCGCTTTAAGATAATTACCAATACCAGAAATAATATTCTGATTCATGAGAAACGAGGTTATGTTTTTATTTCTATGTTGCGCTGTTAGAATAAACAGCATCCTCAGTTTAAAATCTGTTGAGAAAATATCAACGCCCAGTCCATCGATGACTCGATTTACCTCTTCCTCGTTAACAAACTCAAAAGTACCAAACTTTCTCGGATCGCGATAGTAAAAAGTGCCATTTTCAGTTGTTATTGTGCAAATAGTGTATTTATTTGAAGATTTACTCCAGCTACCAGACAGGCGCATGGTGTGTACACAATAAAACTTTTCTCCTTCAGTTGTCTTGATAGACGATTTGTCACTGCGTTCCTTATACAACGAGAAAAAGATTGTTTTTCCTTTACACCAAATCTCCTCAATCTCTGCATTTTTGACTGACTCCGCATATCCGCCAAAAGTAAACTTTTCATTGCTGAATTGCCAGGAAAGAATAGATTGCCCTTCCAGTTCCTTCAGAAAATCAGTTGTGCATTTTACTTCTACGCCCTCTGGCATTTATATTAAGAATATCGGGTACTAAAATTTCAATTTAAAACTTTATTAAAAACTAGTAATGACAACAACAATGGACGACAAAGATCCACATATTGCCAGTAGCAATCTGTTCAATATCTTGACAACAACAATGGGTAACAAAGATCCACATATTGTCAGTAGCAATCTGTTCAATATCTTGACTACTTACCAGAAACCACTATTGCGCCCAGTTTCATATCCGATATATATAAAACAACAGTGAACCTTTCATCTACATGTGTGCATTAGAAAAGAAAAATAATGCCTTACGATTACCACTCTATGCAAAACTTAGCTCCGAAAACAGATACAAATTAGAACGCAATCTTTTTGATATCATCGATACTATTGAAGTTCCTACCCTATACGATACAGTGGAAAAGATAACGCTCTTTATTACCTTTCCCGCCATCGAACCAGAAAAATTGAAGGAATCGTTCCAAAAGTGGCGAAATCCTCCCGATCAAACGATCGGGAAAAATGTTCCAGTTTTTACGTTCCAATTAGGACATTCTATGCTTGTGACGGCAGTTTGGTAAATGGAAAATGTTATCTCAATTTACCCATATGTAGCCTATTCATGTCCCAATTGTCAGTTCAAGTTCAGTTTAAAGCAACTGACCGAGTTGATCACGCATGCATACGTGATATTGTAATAACCGGTACAATATTAAAAGATGAGGAAAGACGGGGGTTTACAATCAATCTTCCCAGATTTATGAAAAATTATACAATTATGCGGTTCAAAACGATTGTTTCAGTTATATTGTCGAGAAGAACAATAAAAATATCTGTACGCAATGTGGAAAGTGATGTTTTTCTATTAAAATAATAGAAAAATTAATTTTAGTCGTCTTCTAAATCTAATTCGACATGCTCCTCCTCATCGGGATTTTCTTCTAACCCCAGAGATTTCGTAGCTGCCTCGACATTTAGTTCAGTTTCAGGTTTAGCTTTAGGTTCTCCTACCTTTCTTCTGTCCATAATTGACTTGGCAATCGAAGATATTTGTTTTTCCTCCTTTTTCTCCGCTTCTGGAATAGTAAATCCCCATTTAATACAATCTTCTTTATCACTGTCATTAAACGGACGAACTTTACTATCCTCTACACGACCAATAATCGACGGTGGTGGCGTAACTGGATTGCCGTTGATATCCTTTTGTTCGGCGTTTTTCTTGAATACGAAACGAGAGGGTTCATGCCAATAACCGTAGACTCGATGAACAACTATAGCCCGTTGATTCGCTGCGATAGGTAAACTTGCACTGCTTACTGTGCTCGCTGTACTAACCACTCGTTCAGCCGATGTATCGTATTTCTTGTGTGCAGAACAGTATAGATTGCCATTCTTAGCTTTAACACCGCAGATTGTGCCAGCTTTTGCACCTCGAGAAAACGCGTAAGGACAACCAGGACCGCTCGCTGAACTGGCTCCACTTGCAGTCTTAGACGCTGCACTGACGGTTCTTGGTACGGAAGTATTAATCTTGATGTCTCCGCCATCTCGATTCCACAAATCGATCAGACTTTTTCGTTCGATTGTGTATTTATTAGACACTTTGTCGATAAATAATTCGACATGACTATTAGTAACTTGTTCGATATGTTTTAATAATGCTTGCATTATAACTTGAAAAATTAAATTTCAAGAAAAACATTTCAATTTTTTTATCGGAACTGTTAGATCAGTCGCAATTTTGATTAAGAGGACACGATCTTTTTTATTATTAAAATTAATTAAAGGGATACAAAACTTTTCACATGGATAACAAAGAGTTAGAAACGCGATTGGTGACTTTTTACTCGGATGAAAACATTTCCAATCTCTGTTCGGTTCTGGAGTTTTGTCGGACTAATAAGTTGTATTCGATCGGGAAAGTAGTTGCGAATGATTTTATTCAACTTAATCCGAATAGTAAGATGATTGTCTTCTTTTTAGCTGAGTTTTATTATGGGTTGGGCGATTTTAGCACCGCTTTTGATTTGTACGAGAAGATAATCAGATCGACCAAAAAAGACGATCTGTTATTGTCAAGTATCTCAGCTCAGAGTAGATGTATCGATAAGATCTCTGATCGGTACATTAATTATAATGGAAACATCGTAAACGGTATAATGGCGAAGGAAAAATCGATTCTTCCCCGAATCATTGTCACAATGACAACTTGTAAACGTTTTTCCTTATTTTGTCAAACTATGAACACTTTCTTAAATTGTTGTGAAGATCTGCATTTAGTTGGTGATTGGTTTTGCATCGACGATAATTCTAGTTCTGAAGATCGTGAAATGATGAAAAAACTCTATCCTTTCGTTAATTTCTACTTCAAAGAGGAACATGAAAGGGGACATCCGCGCAGTATGAACATAATTAAAAAATACGCTCAAACTGTACGGGCTGATTACGTATTACATCTCGAGGATGATTGGAAGTTTTTCGTTCGTCGACCGTATATTTCAAGATGTTTAGATGTGTTGTGGTCATCATCAAGTTTCGGCCAATGCTTGTTGAATAAGAATTATGGCGAAACATCTGGCGATATCAACATTGTTGGTGGACTCTCTCTTAAAACCGCCGATTTAGAACAACTATATTATTTACACGAGTATTGTCCAACTGAAGAGAGTAGAACTAAATTTAGACAAAAATATGGGGATAAGCCGAACTCAGCGTATTGGCCCTTTTTCTCTCTACGTCCTTCGTTAATTCGAAGAAAAGTGTTTGACACGATTGGAGATTTTAACGAAAACTGTGCCCATTTTGAAATGGAATACGCTGAACGATTTAAAGCTAAATTCGCATCAGTCTTTCTACCCGAAATAAACTGTCTACATATTGGACGTTTGACATCTGAACGATTCGATAAGACGAAATTGAACGCATACGATTTAAATGGCCAGAAGCAGTTTGAACAACCTGTTACGGATGTGCAGCCCATTGTAGAGAGTGTAGAGACTGTTCAACCGGTGGAGAGAAGTGAAATAAAACCTATTCATCCGGCTATTGTCGTCATTAATCTTGATCACCGTCCTGATCGTTGGAATACATTTGTCAAACGAGCGACTAAGGCTGGATTAACCGAGTATCATGGTATGGTCGATAAATCATTAAGTTCTACTATTTCTAAATTCATCAGATATTCGGCTGTTGATGGGAAAAAGTTGAGAAAAAAAGAAGAATTGCAACGATTATTTGAAGGTAATGATTATAACATGAATGTTGGGATTGTTGGATGTACTTTAAGCCATATTAATCTGTATATAAAGTTGTTGTACAACAATCTGGATTATCTATGTATTTTAGAAGATGATGTGGAATTTGTAGATAATTTTAGTATATTATTGAACACGTTGGTGGAAAAATTGCCCGAAAATTGGGATTTATGTTATTTGGGTTGTCATTTAGCTGGGGAAGCAAAAGTTTACCTACAAAGTAGAAGAAATAGTGAAAATCTGGTTGAACGTTGGTCAACAGAGAAAAGTCTCCAACTGTCTCCGGGTGGTACGTTTGGTTACTTAGTCTCAAAGTCTGGGGCGGAGAAGTTGCTCGATTTTATTGAACAGCATAGCATGACAAATGCCATTGATACAATCCAGCAACTATCTGCAGATAGTTTGAATATTTATTACCCTTTCTATCACTTAATTACTTCTCCGTGTGTCCTAAATAATCCAGACTGCGACACAGATATTCAAAGAGAACGAATCAGTCTGACAATGCCATTTGAAGAAAGAGTAAGAACGGAATTAACTTATTATTCGCCTTTCGGAACTGTTTATGATGTTAAGACAGAGAATGATATTATCGAACACCTAAATTCCGATCCGGAAAGTACACTTTTCTATTACGGATCGGAGGTAGAAAATATAGTCCGAAAATACAATTTTTCTGATTCTCTCTTTGCCTACTATATTAAAGGTGAGGGTAGAATAGTAGGAATTATTTGTGGAATTAGGAAGGCAGACTGCTATTACAATCGGTTAAAAGTGGGCAACAGATACAGTATTGATCGCTTATTAAATCATGGACAGTATGTGGTAATACCTCTAAATAGTTATGGTCTTAAACATGGCAATAGATTACTGCCCTTCAATAATATGATTGGTGGAAGTATTGAAGTTATAGTAGACATATTAAAATTGGCCGTTCAAAAAGGAGATAATGCCTTGATACGTTATCTCGAAGAACAAGACGATTATATCCTTTTTGATCGTTCGATTGACACGTGTCGAAAGATGTTTACTAATTTACGACAATTACTTAAGGGAGAGGGCAGTGTTCTATTTGTTTATTATTCAGACCAAATTCAAAATGGACAACCTTTCTACGATTTGATTGATTTTTTCGTTAAGCGTGGATTGAACGTTAAAATTCTGGTTGTCAATGCATTAAAGATTATAGATGAAAAGTACACCCCTAGAATAACAATTCGCGAACTATTTCCGGTCAATGTGGATAAACTGGAAAAGGAAATTGATGAAACGTTACACGATTAATTCCAATTCTGCAATTGGAATTAAACTTTTTAAAACCCAGCCACTTTTCTAAAAGTTTTAAAAACGCAGAAAGTCAGCTGTGCAAATTTTTAAACTTTTAGGAAACAGGATTTATAAAACTTTTGTATAATAGAAGATTTCCTAAAATCTTAAAACAATTCGCAGCCACTTTTCTAAACTTTAGAAAACACCTAGCTATCGCTGCTCGCTTCGCTCGTATTTAAAGAAAACCCCAGCTATTGCTGCTCGCTTTGCTCGTATTTAAAGGAAACCCCCAGCTAACGCTGCTCGCTTCGCTCGTATTTAAAGAAAACCCCTATTTAAAAGAATACGTATTTAAAGAAACCCCTATTTAAAGGAATACGTATTTAAAGAAAACCCCCCAGCTAATGCTGCTCGCTTCGCTCGTTATTTAAAGAACCACCTAGCTAACGCTGCTCGCTTCGCTCGTATTTAAAGGAAACCCCCCAGCTAACGCTGCTCGCTTCGCTCGTTATTTAAAGAACCACCTAGCTAACGCTGCTCGCTTCGCTCGTATTTAAAGGAAAGGGTATTTAAAGAAAACCCCTCTCGCTGGCGCTCCAACTCGCTTCGCTCGTATTTAAAGAAATCCCTGACGCTCCAACTCGCTTTCCTTTAAATACGAAAGCGCATTTAAAGGAATTTCGTCAAAAATCTAAAAAGTAACCGTAATAAATGGATGTTTACGAATGGGTATTTATATATGTGGGTGTATGTTTCTTTATCGCAGCAATATTATTAATAATATTGGCGTCAGATAATAAAGACGATTATGACAAAGAAGTTATAACCACCGCCGGAGGTGTTTGCTTCGTTCTAGGAATCGCTTCCTTTGGTATCGTTGTGATAATTACAATATCGGAACTCCACAGAATCCATTAATTCGACCGATTTTTCCAGATTTGAGTATTAAATTTAAAAATAATTTTTAAATTTAATAAATGTCTGTAATTTATCTTGAAGACAGTGATTTGAGTATGATGGGAAATAAGTTAATCATAAAAACCAAAGGTACACCTGCCGCCAATAAAATAATACTCGTTATGGTCTATGCGGATTGGTGTCCGCATTGTCAACAGGCTAAACCAGAATTTATGAAATTAGCGAGTGACGTGTATAAATCAAAAGGCAGCCACAGTATACTTGCCCTATTAGACACGCAGTTCTCACCACACGCTGCTGGTTTAATAGCTCAGGTAACTGGGCAAAAAGGTATACCAAATTTTCCCCTTTTTGCGCCAATGGGCAGCGATAAGGCCGAGTTCATAGGAACTCATACTGGAGGACGTAATGCTTCCGGTTATTTGAATTCCTTAGATAACGAGGTAAAAGCAATGATGAATAGAGATAATAAGCAAAAATAATATTTTAATCATTCTTAAAATATTAATAAATGGAAGAAAAACAACCTGACCAGATTATTCAAACGATTCAAATAAATGACCGAACCATCGGAGTCTATAGATTTGATTCGGAACAGAGTTTACTCGAACGGATAGCTTATGCACTTGGAACCTTGCCAAAATATCTGTATGTTGAGGGAGATATCTTAACTCCAAAACAAGTCATCGATCTTCTGGCCGAAATCAAAAAACATCAAGGAACAATTCAAAATTTTATTGAAGCTTGGGAAGATAAGTTTCAACCTAACGTAAATCCCTTCGACGATATTATCATTCCTCTAATTATATACAACCAGGATTTAAGCAGAGCCAGAGGTGATCAGGTAAGTATTATTCTGAGAAGTATGTCTGAATATTTAATCGAAGAACAGTACATAAACGATGCTGAAGAACTAACCTCTATTTGGGATAACCGACAAAGAACTATACAAACGATTCAATACAAGATTGAACAAAATGGGCGGTTAGTTGAGCAAGATGTCCAAAATTTCAGTCAATTACCAACTGAAACTATTCCATGTACAGAATACGCCCCAGATCGATATATTCTCAAGATAAACTTTGTCAACATTGGCATCACTAATATTTTAGAACTATTTGACTATGTTATCTTAAACAATGATATTCCTCTGGCTAAGAGTTCAAGTTCTTCATTATCGCCTAATACATACTTCAAGGTCCTGAAAGATGTTTCACCAGATCCGAAATGGTTAGTTCGAGACGAAGGGTCCTATTTATTGTTAAAGATCAACAATCGCGATAGTCAGACCAAGAAAAATTATACCGATGTGTACTTTAAATTGGAAAATAACCAGCTATTCGCCGAAGTTAAATTGATCACCGAAAAAGGTTACATATCAAGGGAAACTTTTATTGAACGGATAAAATCTGGGTTTCCAACTATCGGGTTAGAAGTCGCATCGATCGACGAAACTGAAGTAACCGCCACATTCATCTTTCCCAACGCATCAATGAATAATTACATCTTTGCTGATATGGCCTTAAACGATCAAACTTTTGCTTCCTTAATTACAGTTAACGAGTCCAAAAAATCAACCAAACGCAAAGGAGATACTATTCTGTTACATGCTTACTTCTCTCATTTACGAACCGGTCGGATTAGCTTCTACATTTCAACCAAATTATACGGAATCGCTGATTCCGAAACAAATCGAATCCTCGAACTCGATAAAAAAACCAGACCCGATGAGAAGGAAAAGTTGGAGAAGTTAGAGAACAACGGCTTTTACATTCGGGTCCATTTTACTGCAAGCACAACCGAAAGGGCGAACAATTTTCTGCAGTTGTTTCCCTTTTTAATGAGTTATTATGAAAGTAAGGAAGGAGAGATTTCTGAGATTTATGATAGTCTACTCGATGGGTTTAACTTGGTAACAATTGTACCAGATGAAGACAAGAATAAAGGTGATAAACTAAAATACCAAGAGAGATTGAAACCCCTATTCGTTTCAACCTACAGCCGACGATGTGCTGTTGAACGAATGGTTACTCTATTAACCCCAGAAAATAAAGAAAATTTTAAAGTTCGGTATCCCGATCGACAGATTTTGAAATTTCCTCGCGATATTCCGGCAACTGACCCAAAATTTCCAAGTGATGGTGAGAACCAAGTTGAATTTGTGTGTATCGGTAATGAGTATAAATGGCCCGGAATATTAAGAAACACCCTTCCTGCTAATAAGGAGCAATTTCCTTATGCACCGTGCTGTTTTAAGGAAAATCAACAGCGCGAAGGTACCAATTGGGATATTTATTACCATAATAAGCCCGAGAAGAAGACTAAACGTGGGGAGGTTAAGATCAAAACTCTGAAGTTTCTTGATCTTAAGGGAAGCGGTGTTTTGCCAGAGAAATTAGTCAAGATATTTGCCACTTTACATCCAAATAGCAACGGGGAATATATCAGGTATGGAGCCAGCAATAAATCACCAAGTAGTTTTCTATCTTGCTTACTTTTTCTAGTTCCTAGTCTCGATAAAAACGCGACCATACCAGAGGTAGAAAAATTCCGTGCTTCTATGAAATCGGGTGGAAAGATCAATATTGCCAAACAATGTTGTTATGATATGACAGTCGAAGAAATGACACAGAAATTCGGCAATCCAAGCGTCTATTTTGATCCGAAGCTATTTGTTCAAGTGCTAGAGTATATCTTCAAAGTTAATATTTTTATTTTCGATTACGACGGTTTAGTATTGCCCCGATTTAAACAAGGATACTACCGAAATGAAACTTATCGGCGAAGTGTCTTTATTCTGGAACATTTTGGCGCAGAATCAGATCGAGCTGTAATTCCCCAATGCGAACTTATTTGTCGACAATCAAATACTATTTCGGCCATTTTTTACGATGGAGATCCGATCGTTGAACCGGTTAAATATATGTTCGATAGGATGATAGCCGGTCTCTCCTTAACAAAAGACATGGCAAAATTTCGACTTAGATTGCCCGAGAAGACAATAAAACCCGTCTCACAATTGGTTGATAGTTACGGGAAATGCCGATTGATTTGTGTAAAAACCACGGACAACGAGGACGCTACTCTGTTAATTGATCCTATCTGTCCAATTTACGTCGCTAATAATGGAAAATTGATCCGAACAAATCACCAGGTCGCACTTAAGATATTCAATGAGTTGGCGATCGGTGTTTATGGACAAACCGTGATTGATAACAAAATTGTTGAGCTTACTGGAGTAGCAGGATCCTTAACGGTAACCATTCCGATTGAACCAATGGACGATGACACTGGGGACCAAAAACTGATCCAAGAACAGATTCACTATGTAGTTAGTGAGCCGAGTTTGTTGCAACAGTATGATTATAACAAGAAGTTAGCTCAATTTCTGATTGAATTGACATATTGGCGCTTTTCACATTTCCTAAGTTATATTCAGGGTAATTTCTCAATGGATCAAGTCCTCAACGCGTTTGGGGAACAAAAGTTTATTGTTAAGGAAGGTCACAATTATGGTATTTTAACTGGGGATTTTAGCTGGCAAACAAGTGCATTAGAGAACAAAGATTTGATTATTATTCCGAACGATGAAACAAGGATTCGATTATTATATGATCTGAGACTGTTTGCTTCAAGGAAATATAACGATTTGGTTAATTTTAGATCAAGGGTTAAAATAAGTAACTATTATAGCGATATTTCGGATTTTACTCCTAATCCGAAGCAACTCCTGTTCCGTAACGAAGACGAAGCTAAACGAGCCCTATTTGAAAGTAAAATTGAACATGGCCTAACTGCTCGAATACTCGAGCAAGAAACCCCCTATTTCTTCTTGAATGAACTCGACAAGAAGATCTACTTAGTTCAAAACACAACAACTAAAGAGAATGCTCTGAAAATTGGAGCTATCTGGCGAACTAACCGATTTAATATTGGCAGAATGGGTTCGCCAGAAATTTTCCCAAATATTAGTTACGTTTTGTACAAAGATTCCCAGATAATAGAGCAATCTGTGGGTGAAAACCCAGTGAAGATAATACTCTCAAATGGAACAAATCAAAACATATTTTCAGTCTTGTTAGATCTGTAATTTTTTTCTTATTGGTTTTAATAAGAAAAATGCAAGCCAACAATCCGTGTTTGAATGCCGTGTCAGGTTGTACAAATACGATCGCGAAACGGGGACATACGTTGTGTCAAGATTGTCTGGATAAACGGAAAAATCATCAAGAATCTGAGAGTGAAATAGACTCGCAAGAGAAGATAATTGGAGAGTTAAGTGCTAAGCTAAAACTCTACGAAATGAGAGATTTGGAATACGATCAGATCAAGATTGATAATAAACGGCTCTACGCTGAGAATGTTAAACTGAAAGACAAGATTGATCTATTAAATAAACTGAGAAGCACTTGATTTTATAGAAAAATCAAGACTTCTGCTTCTCCCACAGCTTGGCAATTATAACCAAACGTTCACTCGGTCGCATGTTTTTATACTTGTTCTTCTTACTTTCTTTTTGTACGAATAGCTGGTACGAGTTTAGTTTAGGTTTTTCGGCCCGCTTTTGCTCTTTAACAAAACGATTATAAACAACTCCGTATTGTTTTAATCTTCCGATATCATCTTTTGTTGACATTTTTTGATTGTAAACTGCTTTTAAAATTAACTTCTTTTTAAAAATGAGAGAAAGGGTCAAATTAGGCAGTGTCCTTTTAGATGACGGTAAACTGCTCTGTCATGGGCAACAAGGTCGAGTATACGCGTTTAACGGATATATTGGTAAAGTATCCAATCATAGTGACTATCTAATTGATCAAGAAAGTATTGTGGCTAAAGAGGTTGACTATATTGCCAGGTATTGTCCTAATTTCTGTCGTTATTTAGGTACATTTGGCGAAGAGAAAACCATATTTCTCGAATATATCAGAGGAGAGAGCTTATATTCCTACTTAAATAGGTTGGATAGGGATACGATCCTTTCAGTTGTTCAAGGTGTTCTTTTAGGGTTAGCCATTGCACAGAGAGAACTTCGGTTCGTCAGTTATGATCTGCATTGTCGTAATGTTATTCTATCACCTTGTCCGAAAGATTTGGCTATCTTATATAAGATAGGTAAATATTCTTATCTAATCCCTACATTTGGATATTATCCAGTTATCATCGATTATGGGTTTGCCAGGGTGGAAAAGAATTTAGACAGACAATGCTACTGTAATCTCAATTTCTTGGGGAAAGGGTTTATGTGTGATAGGTTTGATCCCGTTGCCGATCCGAAATTGTTTTTAGTTTCGTTAGGAGCTAAATTAGAAGATGGAATATTAAAAAAATTCATTACCTGGAATTACAAAAACTTAAGTATTGATCGGAAAACCGGTTGGGATTTAAACAACGATATTATTGGCGAGTTGTGTGAGAAGATAATGGGGGAGAGTGATTTATCTAAAACCTTACCCAGACTGTGTCTGCGACTTATTTTGAGTTTAGTTAAATTGCCCTTCAAGAAGCATAGATATGACAAATTGGGCAAGTTATCGAAGATATTTTGGCACGAGTTTGCCAAGATAGAAATGATTTGTTCAACTCAGTCGGTTAATATCCAAATCTTAAAGGGGATCGTAAACACAGCTGAACAAGTTAGAAGTGATTATGGATCTGGAAAGGGGGAGGCAGTTGATTTCTTTCGACTTAATCTCTATGAACAGATCGATCAGAAGATCAAATTCGGTATGTTAAAGGATCTACATTACGAAAAGATGCTTTGTTCCCTTCTTTGTTTGAGTAGAGAAGTCGAAGGATTTCTTCATGATAAGATTGAGGAATTGGTAGGCAGGAAAGTGAAAGAGTATGCACTTATTCCGGTGCTTTTAGCAGACCAAATTGCTCGGAAAATAGGGAAATTATGTGCGAATGTTTTCGTCTTTCCCAAAATAAGAAAGATATACGTAGTAGACTCTAATACGAGAACTAGTCAAGAGATACTTCTCAACGATAAACAGGTTGAGTTATTGTATAATGCACCTTCGAGGAAGAAGACTGAATATGTACTAGAAATGATATAATCTATTTTTGGAATAGATTATAAAGTATATGGTTTTTGCACTTGCCACGTCGAATTTAAGCTATTGTACGCGTTTATGCGACAACATGCCTGATAGTTCTCAACGAACTTTTTACCAAAATCGGGATTACCCATGCATAACATTCGTTGTTGTCTGTATTGCCCACCATCATCGTATGTTTCAGTCATTAGGGGAATTTTATCTTGTGTATATGTGGTGTTTATCTTTGGGTACGTCGAACAGTTGAGACCGCAACTATAGTTTTCCGCGATACAGTTCTGCTTTCCCAACATTTCTCGATATGGATAATAATTATCCGGCAAGAGATTTGACTTGCATGACCAAGTATCTTGTAGACTTGCAAATTCTGTCATTTATTGAAAATATTATTTTGTTTTATTTCATCCCACGATTTTACAAAGCTTGCCCTTGCATTTGGGACATTTTGCTTTCTCCACTGGAATACGACGTCGACGTCGATTGCTTATGTAGCCATCACGGACATTTGTTCCGACAACAGCTTTTTGGCAGTATAAACAATAGAATTGATTTCTATTCATTTATTATATAATTTTTAAAAATTATTGAATATTACTTATAAAAAGATTTACCAAATCTTCGTTATATTTGGGGAAGTTCGCAACAGAGATTTGTATACAAACCCGAACGTTAGATTTAGGAGATTTCTCGATTTAATCCTTCTTTCCAAATAAACGCACTTAATCCTAATATTACATCTAAAACGATCGGAATCCAGACGGTAGATCGCTTCTGAATTGCATAAATACCTGCGACAATGTAAAGCATTCCGTGAAGTAATCTAAGTTTTTTCCACCAAACTGTTCCGACAGCTTCAGGTGCAGTTAATCTGAGATTACCGAAATATAAAATCAGAAACGATAATCCGATAAGTAGAAATAGTATTCCTAACGGAAATAACCATTTAGAACCACTTTTAGAAAGAAAATAAGCTAATACGGCCAATCCACTTCTGGCTGGAATACAACCGAAAAGAAATAATAAATGTTTAGTTTGCATTTATTATTACGAATCACTGGGAATTAAAAAGTCCGACATGTTTTCTAATATTTAGAAAATTAAAAACAATTCGCAGCTGGTTTTAGAAAACCAGCTAACGTCTGTCGCTATCGCTCCTTCGCTATCGCTCCTTCGCTATCGCTCCTTCGCTATCGCTCCTTCGCTGGCGCTCGTATTTAAAGGAAATCCCTGTCGCTGGCGCTCCAACTCGCTTCGCTCCAACTCGCTTCGCTCGTATTTAAAGGAAAGGGTATTTAAAGGAAAGGGTATTTAAAGGAAATCCCTGTCGCTGGCGCTCCAACTCGCTTCGCTCGTTATTTAAAGAAAATACTATTTAAAGGAAATTCCTATTTAAAGAAATATGAATTGTGACACCAAAAATAAAGTTGCCCCGCTTTTGGAAGAAGTTGTTAAAGAACTCGATAACCGGTATGGTTTACCAAATAGGGTTCCCTTTCTTTGTATACAAGTGGCCCAGAATCTCGAAGGACGTTCGTGCGAAAACTTCCTATCCAGTGTTGAACGATTTGTCTACGATTATATTTATAATGAAAAGATCGAATTAAAGAACACTTCCCTCAAGGACGTGGGAGAATTCTTTCTCGCTGAAAAAGTCACATTATTCAGACCGTTATTGGACAGTTTTACTCAATCTGTTGTCCACATGTTTGAATATTTGGTCAGAACTCCGGCCGCATCTGTTTCGAAAGAAAGAAAAATTGACGTGGTGTTCATTTCTTCTTTAGTCGTACTGCTTTACAAAGGATTCCAGACATGTTTAATTACTGTTCAGATTCTGATCCTTTTAAAACCAAATACGATCCAATTTTAGATCTCCTAAAGCAAAAAATAGAACTAGTGATCGATTTCGTTAATGCGCGGAAGAAATTGGAAGAGCTGTGCAATTTCCCCAGTATAGGGTTTTACTTCAAACCGCACGAGTTGATATTATTTTGTAAAGACTGCGAGTTTGCTGAATTATGCCGACGTGCAAATATTCTCCCCCATAAAGATGAACGGCGAAGAATTAACGGATTTACAGTAGACGTGAAATATTCGGATGTTGTGTTGGGTTTTCTTTCTGAAAAGAAAACCCGAAGAATACGATCGTGATGTCTATCTAACCTCGTTGCTCGTTACCGTATTGATTAACTTAAGAAAATAATAACATTTTCTACAAATAATTTCTATTCCATATTTAAAATCTTTCTTTCAAAAATAGAAATTATAATAAATGTCTATATCATATCATGGTGTTGTAGGTGCCAAGCACAAGGTTACTTTGCCATCCGTTGAAACATGGGGGGCGAATATGAACATCCTTCGCGATCCACCAGCATCAATACAAACAAGAAAGGTTGATAAAGTTAATGCTACTTCTCAAATTACCCAGATGAATCAAGAATCCGGCGATCGTGCGGCCGAAACAATTAAGATTTATGCCCGCGGTATAAATCCAGCCGTCGCCGTTTCTTATGATAATTACGGGAATAATGGTGGTCGCCGTCAATACGATGGTGTGTCTCACTATAATCGCCAGGCATTCCTACCTTACCGTGTCATGCAAGCTGGTAGTTTCCGTCCTCCCGCAATCGATCTTAGATCTCAATACGCTCTTTCCAGATTGCCAAGAAATTGGACTTCATCATTCAGTAATCCAGGGTTTAATGATTTTAGTAAAAAAGCTATTTGTCCCAGCACAACCGATGAAATACGTCAAGTTAGAAAAGAAAACAAGATGTTACGACCATGTGTTCGTCCTAACGCCACTTATAATATCGAAGTACCAATTATAGAACCATTTGAGGTGAAATACGTTTTGAACAAAAAACCTATCTCAGTTCAAGCTAATACGAGCATTGATCCACATATGAAATTTAACGGCGAAATGGGTATTCCGGTGGCTCAAATCATTGAAACCCCTTTACACGTAAACGCCCAAAGTATGCAAACTTATTTACCTCAAAACGGTGAAAATACCTTTAACACCGAAAAATACACCCACGACACTCTAAAAGGTAATATTCAGAGCAATCCTTCCCAGAATGCCGTTATTACACCAATAGATGAAATATTGGGGGTTCAAACTGAGAACTATATTCGTGAAGGTATGAATATAGCCGTTGACGCTCCATATAGCAGTTATCAAAACAACGATTATGTCACCACCACGAAAAACCTCGAGCGTAATGTTGCTCAATACGAGATGAACGCTCCGCAATCCCAAAACATCTATGCCATGCCACAAGAACGAGCATTTGAGAGGGATTATATTCAAAATCGCCCGATTACCAGTTATGAAGCAGTTGGTCGTCCAGACTTATCTTTCTTTGAACAGGGTGGGTTAGCGCAAGATCGAAATTACCAGTTAAAACCGACAATCGCTCCGGGCACTGAATTTTATACTTCTCCAACTTTACCAACACTTACACGTGAGAATGGATTGGTCGAGTTTGATCAAAACAAAACCAGATTCCGTCAACAAGTATTTAATATTCAACAAGAACGCAATATGATTACTTCTGAAAACATGCCAATGTTAATGGTAAGATAATTGAACTATTTTTATAACTATTACTTATAAAAATAATTATGTTCCGTTTTAAAAACAGTGAAGTCGATCAAATTCCAATTTATAAGAATTATAAAGAACGTATTCCTTTTGCACAAGTTAAGTCTCTGGTCAAAGATTTAACCGATGTAGAACGCGTCGACCTGATTGAAGTTAAAGATTACACAAAGTTGTATTTCGGTCCGAACCGGTTCGCTTTACGCCGAGCTCTTCTTGACCAATTAATGCGCGGAAAGATTACCGATCAAGAATGGTTAAGCACGATGAACAATGTTTATTGCGAGTTGCAAACTATTTTAATAGCGAATCAAACTACTAGTTTACGGCCGTTTTTCCGACTGAAACGAGATAAGCATTGATCTCTCGAAAAACTCCTGATTTCGCGAACGCTCTACTACCTTTAAAGTCTTTATTCGCACTGTACGGAGACGGATGAGAAGTTACAAACGACTTGTGTTCACCAACAACATACTTCTAGAAAGCTAATGATCTGGCCCCCATGAATAACCAAGCCGCATGATTAGTTCGTTGAGATATATAACCGATTACTAATCTGGTGAATACATTCCAGTACTGAATATGTGAATCGGGAGATCCTTCTCTGACAGTTAAAGCTGAGTTAAGTAGGAAAACACCTTGTTTAAACCAATCTTGAAGATCCCCGTCTTGTCTAGATGCACAAGTGCCTTTGATATCTCCAAACTCCTGTCCAAATTCCTCAACCAACTCCTTATAGATATTTCTTAGAGAAGGGTTAATCGAACTTCCTCGCGGGACTGAGAAACACAATCCAGTTGCACTACCTTCATTGTGATACGGATCCATACCCAGAATAACTACCTTAATCTTCTCCGCGGGTAAAGAAAACACGCGAAAGACTAAATTAATTGGTGGGAATATGGTTCCCCCGGTTCGAACCTCATTATCGATTTTACCAGAAATCTTCTCAATCTGTGCTTTTACCGAGGATTCCTTAAAGAATTCACTCCACTCAGCTGGAGTGTTCTTTTCGGTACAGAATTTCTCCAAAGTTAAACTCCAATCCCAATTTTCATCCAGAAATTTAAGCATTTCTGGATTTTTATAATCTTATAATTCTTTCATTTTAAAAATTTTAAAAAGAGTAATAAATGAGTAAAAATATTGGCGTTGGCGATAGTTCTGATATTATGATGAGAACTGCACGAGATCAAGCTATGATTATGCAATATAACCAGTCGAGAGAAAACTTTAATTATGCGGGAGCTAATATTGGTGTTCTTAATCTTGATAATATCTCCAGAACACCACACGATATCGCTTCAATTGGGAAGTTCGGGTGTGGATATGTTTCCAATGAAGGTTTTAAAAGTAAAGAAACGTTCGGCTGTGGTTATGCGAGAACAACGGACAATACGTTTAATCCTTGGTCACAATACGCTTCGTATGCTGTGATGAGATGATGACGTGAAACGAAGAGATGATGACGTGAAACGAAGAGATGATGACGTGAAACAAAGAGATGATGACGTGAAACGAAGAATAAGAATTTAAACAGTTTTTATTCCCAAAAAATGCATGAAAAGAGACACAGTAGATACTTCGATGTTTTCATTAGTCGGATATTGAAAATACTTCACTCTACGTTAGGTATTACCATGAATGCTAAACAACAACTTAATAGTGCTTTATGTCACATTTGTCGTCATATTGCTAATTTAGTCGAAAAGTTAGCTGTTTCAACTGAGAAACGGACTATTTCAATGAAGGAGCTAGAAGGTATTCTCGCTATTACATGTGAAGATCCGCTATTAACAAAAATAATAACTTCTTCTCACAATGCCGTTCAGACATACGATGAAAGCGAGAATTCTAACTCGCGCCAGGAAAAAGCCGGAATCGTCTTTCCTCCCTCGATTGTGGAGAAGTTTTTGCGCAATTTCGGGTACAGAGATATTCATATCTCTGACATAACTCCGGTTTACTTTGCCGCCTTTATCCAGACGATTTGCGAAGAAATCGTCTCCAAATCTGGCTTAATTACTATTCAGGATGGAAGGAAACGAATCACTATTCGAGATCTGGAGTTGACGATTCGACGCTCAAAATCTTTAAATACCTTTTTCCGTAACTGTAAACTGTATTTTGTTGGTGGGGGAATCATTCCCTATATCCACGAAAGTCTAATGATTCGACCTAAACGACCGCGGACTCAAAAGGAACCAAAGAAACGCCGATTCCGTCCTGGGACAGTTTCTCTCAGAGAAATTAAGAAATATCAGCAATCCAGTAACTGTCTATTCTTCCAGAAATTACCTTTCGAACGTCTGGTTAGAAAGATAATATCACAAAAGTGTTGCTTAATCCCAAAAATAAGTGTCAAAGTGTTTATTCTAATGCAGTACTACATCGAACAGTTTCTAACCGATATCCTCTTTGATGCTAATATGGTCGCTATTCATGGCAATCATGTTAAGATTGCCGCCAGTGATATTGAATTTATTTGTCGATTACGTAGATACCCCTGCCCGAATAAAGATAATTTTATGGTTAAAACTGAATAAGAAATTTAAAAAGATCTGAATCTTTTTAAATGACTGACGTACAATCTAGTAAAACTCCTACACAAGCATCTGAACAAACTAATGAAACACCCGAACAAACTTGTCAGACTAATAATCAAACATTCGCAACAGACTCGGCGAATAACCCATCCCCTTCGCCAACTCCAACTCAATACACATATGCAGTTCTTCAGGAGTTCAACGGCGAAGAGAATGAATCATGGATGTATTTCATTCGCTACCAAGGAAATGAAGAAGCCTTAAAATATCTGAAAGATCAATTTGGACAGGTTGAATGGTATATCCTCGATGATCAGAGTATTTTCGATTTAGATCTCAAAAATTTGGTCTCAGAACAAACTGCCAAAGAAATGATAAGGGTTGAAGTAAACGAATGTTCGTTACATCGTAAATTTGACGGCAAATTGCAAATGATCAATCTAAATTTAGATCGCTGCAATAAGAACGATAAGAAGTTGAACCGAATCTACAAAATCTTAGGCAAGTCAAAGATTGATAGCTTTATTGACGGCGAAGATCGTTTGGTAGATTTAATCTACTCAGATCCAGAATCAGCTTCTGAATCCGGGTCTGAGTGCGAATCGCACTCAGACTCATCGTGTGATCATCCCAAGACCGTAGTCAGAGACCGTTTGAAAAATAAAATAAAAGCCAGACAGGAGGAAGCCAAAAATGAAGAAGAGAAGAGACAGGAGGAGAAAAAGTTAACTCGACAGTTAAATGAGCAACACAAACAGAAAGTTGAACATCAACAGAAGAAAAAGAAGAAGTAATACGGTTATTTCAAATACGCGTAGGAAAAGTTTAAAACGGATATTTTTAAACTTTATAAAGTTTACTAAAATAGTTTCTAAAGAATATATCGATCGTTTATTATCCGATCAAACCAATCGTATATCCAACTGTGGTAAATTGGAGTTGTATTGTTTCGAAGAACAATGTCAACGGTATCAGATATTAAACGATCGAATTGGCCAAGCGATTCATAAAGCTTGTTCAGAATCTGGGTGTAATTATGTAGCTAAACTTGGGTATTCATTAGATATACTTAACGAATGGATGTTACAACATGATGCTTCATTGTATAATATAGCTCCAAAAGTACGACAGATATTATTATGTCAGACAAATGATACCGGAACGATAATTATGGATGCTATGTCACAAACTCTCGAAGAAGCTCTGTTAGGTTTGAATGCACAACAATTGAACGAAATAAACAACCAATACATACCCCAACTCGAGGCTATTTTAAACAGTCATGGTCTAACATTTGGGGAAACTTACCAGTTGTTAATGATTCGACGGAATTTCTCCGTCTTTTTAATCGAGTCAAAATGTGCATGACTCCCAACAAATTTAAATTTAGGATAATCTTGTCACCAGATACTCAAACACAGAGACTTCGCAAAACGGAGATAATTCAGGAAGCTGTGCTAAAATTAGCTAAACTTCACGATATAGGTATATTATACGGTGATATTCATACTTCCAACATCATGTTAGACAACAATGGGCAGGTGTATTTTATCGATTTTGACAATTCACAAACAAGTGATGCAATACCCATATTAGACGGTGAACTAACTACTTTTTGTATTATGATAAATATGGGTTTTTATCCCCATTTAAGTTATCTATCTGAAGTCTGCAACTATAAAGTTGATGAAATTCTGTTAGCGCGGATGGGTGATATTCTAGACTAATTTAGACCAGAAACCCAATTCCACCGTAATCACCGATATCCCAAGGCATATCACCAATTGAACAAAATACGAACTGTCCGTTATTGTGCAGATCTTTCCGAGCGAGATATTTAAACCGTGCTTGTATGTTTGGAGTTGAAGTATATATTTTTTCTGGTGGTAAGAAATAGATACATTTATATTTGCTAATACCAATATTGGCCAATTCCCTTCTCGTTCTTTCGATGTTTTCCGGGGTTCCAGGGCGAGCTGTAATAATAGCGACCTCATGGCCATTGCGCGTAGCATGAAAGTAAGTGTCTACTATATGAGAACGCGGTGTTCCATCGTGTCCAATCAATGTGCCGTCAATATCATACACAATAATTGATTGAGAAGGAGCAAATTTAATGACTCTCCTTATTTTTTGACTGATTTCCATCCTTTTTTGTTTGGAGTTTTTAAAAAGAAATACAACAAAATTATTAAAACTATTGTGACAAAAACACAAATTGTGGGACTAATACTTTGATCGAGAATTGAATGCCCTTTTTTCTTACTTAGGTAAGATAGGATCGATGGGCGTTTGTTGATCGCGCACGCAATTTGTTTGGTACAACTAATGATACAGTTGCGTAAAAACGTTCCTTGTGGATCTGGTACACATCGCTCTTGTTGACAGGAAAAAAGGACCCGTGGGGAACTAATACCGTTTTCAGTTATGGTTGGAAACGTGTTCTGAGGGTTCAAAAACACGTATAAGGGGGCTAAGTTATTGGCTGTGTAATTATCCGGTGGATGCGGATCAAAGGTGATTATGTTACTATTTCCCCGATTGAATATATATAATGGTGTTGCATATGGGACAGGTTGCAACCAAGTAATGAATTTAGCACAATTCTTGGTTGTATCGATATTATAAATATCATAAACGATGTTAACTTTGACTGTAATATAATTAGTCGTATCATTATGCGGACAGATCAACATTGTACCTCTGGGCAAGGGACGCACATCCGGATCAATCGCATAAAATACGCTAATTAGACTTAATCCCGGTAAAGTGGCACAACTAAAGTATTCTTTTCCGTTTATTAATGTTTTATTCGGATAGGCGATATAACTGGCATCTGCGCTATTATTGTAGTATAAACAGAGTGGTACTATACCGGTTTGTTGACTTATCTCGACTTCCATTTATCGTTTGTTAGATAATTTGTTCAAATACGCAGAAAGTTGTTTAGTAATGTAAAGTTCGATTTGGGTTAAGGGAACGGAATAAGGTACCTCTATCAAATAGATACCATTTTTCTGGCAGAGATCTCGTTTGATATGGTCTCGATACTTCTGATTTAGAAACGCTTCTTTGTTACGATGGAAAAATGGTGTATATTGATAGTGTTGGATACCATTGTATTCACAGGCTAACTGCAGATCAGAGTTATAACAATCTAACTCTAAATTGTAGTTGTCTGTGGAAGTCCTGGACAATGAACTGGATAACGAACTGGTAACCGAATTATTTAGAATACTCGGGCGAACTTTGGGAAAGGGTTTGTTGAAGATTTTTTCCAACACTCGACGACACTCTACTTCACCTTTACTATCTTTCGGTCGTGTGTTGGCGACTGGTTTATAATCTGTCGGTACATCCCATAATTGCCAACTACCCCAATCCCCCCAAGAACCAGGTTGATTTCGTTTAAATATAAACATGATAGCAATGAAGAGAATTGACAGAATAACCATAATGATAAAACCATGCTCTCGCCACCACAAACGCATTCGATTGAGAAATTGAAAAGAAAACATCCTTTATTGGTTGGTGGAAGTAATTTTGAGTTTGTTAATATTTTATAATGGGAAATTATAAAATGGGCAGAAACCCAGCTGCGAATTGTTTAAAAACTTTTAGGAAATAGGATTTGTGAAACTTTTCCTATATAAGAAGTTTTCCTAAAACTTTTAAAACAATTCGCAGTGGGTTTCTGACAATCAAGATTTTTAGAAACCTACCAATGCTGCTTATCTTGTTCGCGTCGCTAGCGCTCCGTGCTCACTCTGTTCGCGTCGCTAGCGCTCCGTGCTCACTCTGTTCGCGTCGCTAGCGCTCCGTGCTCACTCTGTTCGCGTCGCTAG